GAGTTCAAGTCTCTGGTCCCCTACCATTAGCCGCTTTAGCTCAGGGGTAGAGCTTCGGTTTTGTAAACCGATGGTCATCCGTTCAAATCGGATAAGCGGCTCCATGCGGGCATAACTCAATTGGTAGAGTGTCAGCCTTCCAAGCTGAATGTTGTGGGTTCGAGACCCACTGCCCGCTCCAAGCCTCACCTTCGGGTGGGGCTTTTTATTTAACATATGTTTTTTTGTGCCGTAAACTTGAGATGGAGAAATATGATGAATAAACTTCTTAAAGCAGCGTTGAGTCAATACGAAGCACAACGAGATGAAGCTCTGGCCGTGCTCGAAGTTTACTTTAATAATTCTGTAGGAATTGGCGATCATTCTAACTTGTTAAAAGAGATTTTAGAGTGGACTCAAAAACTTACGGAAGCAGAAGAAAATATATCTACATTAAAGACTCACTTTTGTGAATAAAAGACCTACTTAAAACGTATAAGGGTTGCTCGTTAGACTAACTTCAGCGAGCCATCATAACTAAGGTTATGAAACAGTTTCCTACAAAGAGTTCCAATAGTTGCCGTTTTGGCGGCAATGGTTTAAAGAAAAAGTTATAATAATTTCTTTATTTCTTTAGGAGGAAATAAAATGGCTTTAAATATAGTCTCGGGTAGTTTTGCTCTACCCAAACAGATCCACGCATCAATGCTTGGTGGTTACATGGAAAACGACGCCGTGGCGAATAGCTACGCCGGCCTGCCGGTTCAAGGACAAAACGGCGCTACGGCTGCTGATGTAACAGCAGGTGCTGCGTTGGGTACCGCCTTTCTCGGCAAAAATAGTTCTATCCTTCAGGCGATTGAGCACGCTGCTTCGTCAACCACTTATTCGGAAGGTCCCGGTATTGACATTACGGCGCAGGAAGTCAAGCTTGACTTTGCTGGCGCTGGTGATTCGACGTTGCCGGCTCATACTCTGGCTGCGACCAGTGTTTTTGCTGCTGCCTCGTTGGGGGGCGCTACTGGGAAATTCTCGGAATCCGAGTTGGCTGAATTCCTGGCTGGCACCGTTGCTTCGACAGGTATTGCTGCATCGGCAGGTGTATTAGCGATTGCTGGTGATGGTTCTTCGGTCCAGTTAAACGGATCGGGACTGATTGAAGTGAAAGATGGCGGAGTTAGTCTCGCTAAGATGGCCGACCTTTCTCAGGGTTCTCTTATTGTTGGTGGTCCCCTCGACGCTCCGACTGCTTTGGATGCCAAGGGTGATGGTAAACTCCTTATCGGTAACGGTACGGATCTGAACTCTGTGGAAGTGACTGGTGATGTGACTCTTACCAACGCTGGTGTTTCGGCAATTGGTACTGGCAAAGTGTTGACAGCTATGCTCGCTGATGATGCTGTCACCCCTGCTAAGATGAGCCTCTTTGATGATGCTCTGGCAGCTACTGACACGCACATCTTGATCGCTGACGGCACTGACTACAGTTCGTTTGCGATGAGCGGCGATGTTACTCTTAGCAACGCTGGTGTTTCGGCAATTGGTGCTGGTAAGGTTGATCATGCAATGCTCAACGCTGACGTTTCGACGAGCGGGTTTACTTTCACAACCGAGCCGGTCAAGTTTGATACGGACATTCTTCGAATCAAAGGTTCGGATGCTGCCGGCAACGCCGACCAAGCATTCAGCCTCAAGGTTGAAGGTGGTATCTTGGTGCTTACGGATCAGGGCAACTTCTAATAGCTTAGAAGTTTTACTAAAGGTTATTTTAAACAGGGGGCTTCGGCTCCCTGTTTTTTTATGTCTATTTATATTATGTCCAACAAAATTAAGATCAAGAAACACCTCCTCCAATATGGATATCTCCAATTGGAAAAACAAGAAGTTGATGACATTTGTGGAAATGTAGAAAAAGAAATAAGAAAGTTTTTCGAAAAAGAATTCCCCGAAGAGTTTAAAAAATTCAACACCAAAAAGGAAAACGAAGAAAAGGAACGATTAAAAAAGACAATAAGTGATCCTGAAGAGGAAACACAAGATATAAAAGAGAATTCCGAAGAAACAGAGGATAAAAAAGAAAAGAGTTCAGGCAAGAACCCGGATGTAAAAAAGATATATAGAAAAATAGCAGAAAAATCTCACCCGGACAAAACCGGTGATAACACCCATGCAGATATTTTCAGTGCTGCCGCCGAAGCTTACAAATCTAACAATGTGGCAAAGCTGTTAGATTTGGCAGCTTTGCTCAATATTGAGTTTACGGATCTGTCGGAAGATACGATAAATATATTAGAAAATAACATCACTTCCTTAAACAAGTATATACATAATAAGAAGACTTCAACAGGGTGGAAGTGGCATACCTCCAAATCTGATGAAGAAAAGGTAGAGATTATAACTTTTATTTTAAAAACAGAGGGAATAATAAAATGAAAAGAAAAAAATTAAGCTTCTCGGTACCAGTCGAAGATGTTCGTGCTATCGCTAATACAGTGGTTGGATTACAACTTACTCGTTTTGGGAAAAGATATACTGAAATAGGAATAGAACTGGATGAAGCCTCACGAGATGGAAATAATATTGATATTTTAGAAAAATTACAGTCATTAGTAGACCTTTTCGAAGTATCTATAGAAGAGATTGAAAGGGTGTCGGAACTTATTGAGTGTGTTCCTCCTATAGAAGAAGCCGAAGAAGAAGACGCCGAGGAAGAGCCAAAAAAAAGGCTTCCCAAGAGTAAGAGATGATGGAACGACGGAACTGTGTGCGATGGGTCCGGCGGGAGCTTATATGACCCCCGATGGGAAATGGACTCCTATGGACTATCCCGACCAACACAGAGATCTTCAAAAATCTGACGTATCTGAAGAAAAACTGTCTCGGAGTTAACAGCGGGGGTGAATAACCGATCCTGTTCTCCTCTTACCATCTGAATAAAAGATGCGTGATGTTCAGGGAGAGCAAAAACAAATATTTCAAAACCGTGTTCCACCGCAAAAGCATTTACCTGAGGTGTGTTGGAATTAGTAATGGTCTGAGCGATTTCATCAGTCATTAGAATTATTACCTTTTGGTTTCCCGGCGTCCAACTAAAAGGATACATCCCGTTCATAGACCATAAGGTAACATCGATAGAGGGCTCAATGCCGCCATCATCTATCATCCGAGCCGCTTCTAAATAATGTAAAAATTCATCAGCAGGAACGAAGTCAGTTATTAGCTCGGAATGGCGGTGTAACGGCGGCTCAAAGTTGCCCCGGTTCTGCCTGCCTATGACAGCCAGTCCAAATCGAAAATTGCTCGTCAAAGGGTCGTCTAAAAGCGGTGTAATACCTTCTATCATCGATCCTATCTCATCATCAAACGAACCAGAAATATCGAGAACAAAAACTAAATCTACACCACGAGTATCAAACCCTTCATCGACTTCGCCGTCACAATCATTATCTAAATTGTCACAAAGTTCTCCGGCTGGTAGGATTTGTCCATCACAGGGTCCATCGAACCCACCATCTGTACAATAGCGAACACCCGCCCGGCATTCTCCCACAGCCATTGTCCCTTCGGGTCCTTCATAGCATACGATTGCCGTAGTATTAGCAATGCCTTCATCCACGGATCCGTTGCAGTTATTATCCAAACCATCACATGCTTCTTCAGCAGGACCCACATGTCCCTCACAATGTAGTGCGCCATTATCACATTTCATAACTCCAGGGGTACAAAGACCTACACCATAGTCGGCCCCTTCGACAAACCCACAGAGTTGGTGTTGCTCGGGAAACTTGTCATCGATGCCGGCACTACAGTCGTTGTCTATGCCGTCACATATCTCTTCTGACGGACCCATTGCACCGACACATTCTGACCAACCTTGAAAAGTACAAGTTTTCAATCCATAAGCACATTGACCCGGCTGTTGAGGGATAGGGTCCGTTACGGCATTTGGAAAAGACTCTCCGTTATGGTTGCAGACCATCTTATGTCCGGGGGTACACTCAAGTCTTACCAGTTCCTCATCATCTATACACGCAGTACAAGCAGTCAAAAACAAGGGCACAAAAAATAAAACAAAGCGTTTCATTCCATTGTAGCCTCAACACAAGCCTCGTGAGAGGAATACAGAATCATGGATAACACCGTGCTGCCAAAAACACGAAATCTTACTTTTCTAAGAGGTAATTGGTCAGGGGTATAAGATGCCGTCATGATAATGGGCGGCGTGTCGTCAGATTGTGTAGGAAGTTTGAACGCAAAAAGTAATGAATTGCCAGGACCATTTTGAAGAATGCCGGCAATATATCCTTCTTGGATAACTTCGGGAATACCTATTTGGGTAGGGGAATTAGAACCCGGCTCTGTTGTAATTCGATCACTTATGTGTACGACCCATTTACAGTTGCCGTTTTGACCAGGCGTATAAAACGCAGATTTTTTGGCAATAACAGTCTGGTAAAGATTATTGGCTTTAGTTTGATAATACAAAGCAACCGCGCTTGAGACGGCTAATAAACATAACAATATAAGTCGTTGGCTAATTTTACCCAACATTTAAAGACCCTCCTTATGGAAGAGGTTCTAAATTGAGTACCTCTCCGGTGGGGGATAAAGTAATAAAAGGCATCTTCTTTATCTCTTTATTAAGTATCTGGTTATTCGGAGTTTTTGTCTTCTTTTCTATCCAGACAAGAATTTGGGTTTTCTCTTTTACTTGTCCCACATAGGACCATTTGCCCTCTATTTTTTGCCAAATTTGTGGAAAGTCAACAGTTTGTCCCGCTAACAACAGGAGACCCGAGATTAATATAGTGTTTAACATTTAGTTCTTCTAATCCTTTCTGGAAATCCGTCGAGCAGATTTACTATGGATAATTAGTCCCTCTTCAATCTACTTACTATATTATGATGAAAAAAACCCCTTTTTACGTTAAGTTTCTTATAGTTGGGCTCCTCAGCCTTGCCAGTTGCGTCAGTGGTTGTTCAACAGTTAATATCACTCAGTCGGCTAATAAAGAATTACTCCCTCGGCATTCTTTTGTGCAAATTCAGCAATCCGTTCAATTGGAAGGATGTGGAGTTGATAAAAAAACAAATGAAGTCCGGTGCCAGACGGCTGTGATGAGATATGTGTCGTCGGGAGCTTATGTATTTCATAGTGAAGTGGCAGAAGGTTATTCTTATGTCCTGACAGCAGGTCATTCCTGTCAAACCTCAGTCCCTAAAGAACAAAACATTAATGGTTATAGAATCTTAAATAAAGGATCTCTCTTTAAAGTCGTGAATTTACAAGGAAATAGTCATACGGCTGAAGTAGTAGAGATAAATGATCGGTTTGATCTGTGCCTCATGAAAGTAGCGGATGTTTATAAGAGACCGGCAGTTCTAAAGGTAGCTCCGTCCGAGCCTCTACGTGGCGAGACGGTTTTTAATATGGCTGCCCCTCATGGACTTTTCTGGCCCGGAACCGTCTTGATTTTCAAAGGACAATTTTCTGGATATCATACGAGGGGTTTTTCAGTTTATACACTCCCCACTAAGCCTGGATCAAGTGGGTCACCTATATTAAATTCAATGAACCAGTTGGTCGGAGTTATTTTTGCCGGGTATCCCACAATAGAAAATGTAGGCTTATCATCTCCTTTGGTAGCTATTAAAGTCTTCTTAAAACGCTCCATTGCAAAAGGAGAGATGAAAATGTGGGAAAAAAACAATAAGCCCGCACCAAATACTTCGGTAGAAAGGTTGTGGATTAAACAAAAATTAAAAAGCAAATTAGGTGAATTCTTTAAAACTGAATAGGTAAGTTACTATGGCGGAAAACGATTTTCAAAATATAGGTCGTCCCAAAGGCTGGAATTCATCGACGTGGGGGGCAGCGAGGTTCCCCTTATCTGCAAGTCCTTTAGGTGAGCCAATTAATATTCCATCCGGGTCTGTAGGGGGTGGAACTATTGTACACACAGTAGCTACTAATGTTAATTCACTGGAGGAAATTTATATCTATGCCTCCAATTATAGCACCGCGGCACAGAACATTACTATGTCGTTAGCGACAAGTTCAGCGGGAGCGTTTACTGGCTCTAATCAAATAATCGCCCCCGTAGCTGCTCAAAATGGACCTATTCTATGCTTTCCTGGGATCCCAATTCATAGTCCCGCTGATAATGCTGTCAACTTGTATATTACTACTAATGCCAGTAACGCTATCAATATTTTTGGCTATGTCTTGCGCTATTATCCTAAATCTACTAATCGTAATGATACCACTTATGGGTACGTTTTAGAATGAGTCGCGGATTAAGCGTACGACGGATGTTGGGTCCAGTCAATGCCGTTATGGGCGGAGAAATGTCTTCTTCTGCGGGCGGTGGAGGCGGTGGAGGCTCTTTAACCATCACCAATAACGTTAATGGTTATTTATTAAAGGCAACCGGCGAGAATAACAAAATAGAAGGCATCCCAGCCATGCAATATGATTCTTCTACTACTACGTTATCTTCGAGTGCTAATTTGTATGTTTCAGGCTCAACACACTATTTATATTTACACGGTGTAGATGAAACGGGACAGCCTGCTAAATTCAAGGTAGCTATTGAAGGAGGCATCCTGACTATTCCAGGCTCTCAAGCATAGGGGATACAATGTTTAGGAAAATAACAAAAACTTTTCTATTAAACGAAGCACTAAAAGTCGATCCGGGTGCATCGATCCAGGCTCTCTACGACTTCATGTCTACGGTTAAGTTTCCCAACAAAAGAGATAACAACAGATTACAAGTAGCGAAAGAACACCTGAGATCTATCAAACAGCATGTAAGAAAGCTGAATGAACAAGTCAACAACTTAGAAGAACAACTACGAGTCCTAAACGAGGAGAAGTAATATGGGTGGCGTTGCTGGGCACATGTCCCATCTTTATGATAATCCCGACCTAACTTTTGCAAAAATCAAAGAGATTTTAGCCGCGGCGTCTGATGGGCAATTAGAAGCCGAAGAGAAAGTAGATGGACAAAACCTCTTTTTGTCTTATTCTATTCCTGAAGGGAAAGCTAAAGGTGCGCGCAATAAAGGGAATTTAAGAGCAGGGGGCTTGGATGCCGCCGGTTTGGCTAAAAAGTTTGCCGGGCGAGGGAATATTGAGCGTACCTTTACGAAAGGGTTTTCCGCTTTTGAAGATGCGGTAGAGGAACTCACTCCGGGCGAAAAGACTCGCATTTTTGGACCTAATGCTAATATTTGGTATAACGCTGAAATTATGGACCCTGGTAGCCGCTTAGAATCTGGGGAAATGAATCCGGACGATCCGGGATCTACGAACGTTATCAAATATGACGGAAAAACTTTAAAGATCCATGATGTGGGACATTTCCTTTTTGATCCCGAAACTGGGGAGAAAAACCCCATTCCCGAAGGTTCTCTGGAAGCGTTAGATGATGTCGTAGAAGACATGCAACAACAACTCCACAATCATGATTTTGCCCTCGTGCGCAGGGCTGCTATAAACCTCAATAAACTTGAAGATGATGAAGCCCTTCAGGTGGCTACTCGCCGCATTAACAACGCCGTAAATTCGGAAGGATTGGGCGACAACAATACTATCCGAGATTATAATTATGTACGGTTAGTGAATGGTCTTGATGGCGATCTCTCCCGCACAAAAAGAGAAGAGTTGGCCAAATATCTCCTTAAAATGCCTGATAATATTGGTCTGCGTGCCATCAAAAAGGGACTTAAACCTGAAGATGTGGCAGATGTAAGTCGCATTGTAGATCGCAAGAGGATGATTTTATTTCAAGCGATTCAGCCCATAGAAGAAGCTATTCATGATTTTACAGTAGAAATTCTCCGGGGATTAGAGAGTCGCTTCATTGTGGACAGTAAATCCGAAGTAAAAAGGCTTCAACAAGAGTTAGGGAAGGCAGTCAAAGCAATAACGGATAAAGGAAAGGAAGATCCTGAAACAATGGCGTTAATGCAACAACATCTGAGAAAAATTAAAGATTATTCTAATATTAATACTCCCACCGAAGGTATAGTTTTTGTATATGATGATCACATTTATAAATTCACCGGTAATTTTGCTCCCCTGAATCAGATCTTAGGAATGTTCAAGTACCCCAGAGGTGGTAAAACGAGTGCTCTGACAAGCGAATCACGCCATATATCACCGCCCATCCGAACCATAACCGAAGACGAAGATTCTATTAGAACTGAAAAAGCTCAAAACTTTGTCCTTTCTCTTCCTAAATTTACTCCCACTGAAGCTTGGGGTAATCCCTCTTCTATGGAGCGCCAACAAATTCAACGAATTTTTGACACTATTGGTGGGGGTGCCACTATCTCCGAAAAGTTGGCTTTTTTAAACCAATCTATTAAGAACCCATCTGGAAATATTCGTTCACCGCGGCGCATTATCAGTACCTTGATTATGTTAGAGTCTTTGGGCGCTGTTATTAGAAGCTTTAATGAGGCCAGTGCAGGATTCGTCTTTGAGGGATTCTTAGCGGCATTATTCCGTGGTCAACAAGTAGCAGGTCGTAGTGAAAAAGGAAATTTGCCCATTCAAGATTTGATCGCTTTTACGGAACTAAAGAGTGGAAAAACCGTTCCCATTAGTTTAAAACTCCTTAATCAAAGAACTTCTATCGAAGGGAGTTATACTAATTTAGTAGATGCTTTGGATGAGTTTGGCGAAATGGTGTATATTGTTGGACGGAAAGATGGTGAAAAGATTGTATTAGAGAAGTTCACTTTTGATCGAGACAATTTTATTAGTGCCTTATCAGCAGGGGCAAAAGGTGGACTGGTTAAAGAAAAGAATCTTTTCACATTGCCTGGAAAAACACCGGAAGAATCTATTTCCCTCTTAAACTCCTTACAAGGAGAGAGTAATTGGCCCCAAAAATATCAATTGCTTGTTTCTTCTGCTGGTTATGACCCTAAAGAACGAGCACGGAAAGAAAGAGAAGCCGCCAAACACGAAGAAGAGATGGTAACCGTTACGGACGAAATGCCTGATGGGGAAAATGTTGAAGCCACTGCCAACAGACGAGATTACACCGTTCAAGAAAACAGACTACTATGGGAAAGTTATGTTTTAACCGAAAGTTCTCAAAGACAGTGGGCAATACACCCCCCTCAGTTGAAGGCGATACAAGATTCGGTGGACTATGAGCCGCTGGGGTCTCTGCCATATAGTCCGGATAGTGTGGTACAGGTTGCTAAAATGTATATGGATAGATTAGGTGATAACCTATTGAATGTATTTCAAGCATCTAAAGATCTCTCTGAGGAAATTACTTCCTACTTTACCCAGAAAAAAAGAAGTGCAGCAATTGCCTCGGCTCAACAAGCAATTCAGAGTTCTGATGAAATTGGACGAGAGATGACGGCCCATATCTCCCAAGACCAAGAGACCAATGAAAGTGTCTTAAAAGAAGATCAGCGGGTTGTTTCTGCAAATCCAGCTACTGGTAAGAGGATTGCATTATTCCCAGGGAAATTTAAACCTCCGCACCAAGGACATTACGAACTCGCTAAAAGTATCGCTACAAGACCTGATCTCGCTGTTGATGAAGTAGTGATATTAATTTCTCCCTCCTCTAAGCCGGAAGTTAATCCGGAACAGTCATTAGAGATGTGGAACAAATATCTGCAAGCTGAGGGTGCACCTGATAATATTAGTGTAGAAATTGCTGACTATCGGAGTCCTATCACTTCTGTCTATGAATTCGTGGCGGATCCAGTAAAAGCCCGTCCTGGCGATACGATACTTCTATTGAAAAGTTCAAAGGATATAGGAGATACTCGTTATAAGGGCGCGCAATCCTACGCCGAACGTAATAATAAGGGGGTCAACGTCGATTTAATTGAGGCTGATCCGGTGGAGCGATCGCCCGGTGTGCCATATCATGGAGAAGATGCACGAGAAGCCATAGCACAACAAAATCGGAAAATATTTAATACTTTTCTTCCTTCTCACGTAGACAGTGATGAGGTCTGGAATATATTTCACCCTAATGCGCCACTAGATTCTTTTATTGATGAAATTAGTCTCGGTGGAAGTATAGAGGGATCTTCTGGAGCCGGATCGTGGGGACCGCCAAATACTTTCGATCCTTATAAGAGATCAACTAACGAAAAACCCCCTAAACCCAAGCGTGCCTCAAGAAAAAGGGCAAAACGTCAAAGACGAAGATAATTAGAATACCATGACTATTAATCGAGATACTTTAGTTGCAGAACAGCTTATTCGTGAGCATGTACGGAAACGCATCCTTCAAAACCTCAACCAAGCAAATATTCAGGAACAAAAACTCCGTGAAGCTATCCGAATTTTGATTCGTGAAAAGACTGAAACTGGAACGTCGGAACCGAGTACATATACTGGCATCAATGTTTTAGCTGATCTTCTTAAAGCTATTATCCCTGTCATTGGTGATGATTATAAATTACTAACCACATCGGACGAGCAGCGAGAATCTTTTCGAAACCACATTATCCATGCGGTAAAAAATTCCTTACGCCCCATCGAAGTCAACAACGCAGTAGAGGATATGGCAGAAAATGCTGTATTTGAAATTGACCGCGGTCTCCTCAAAGAACTGGTACAGGTTGATGTCGATGAAGAACCAGGGAGTGAAAATGCAGAAACCCTGGAAGGGGAGTTTATTGATATCGATGATGGTGCTGAGGAAGAGGAAGAATTTGTACAAATTAAAGACCAAAACGAGACAGGGAGAAATTTTGCGGCTGATACTTTTAACCAAGTAGAAAAACAAATTGTAGATGCTTATGATATGTTGGCAGATGAAGAGGATCAAAACCTTTTTTACGATTATCTATTAACCAACCTCCTCCTTTATTTTGATAAATTTGAAGACGAGCTACAAAATGAGCTACCCGATGTTTCAACACCAGAATACGAAGAAGAGAAAAGGGCAGATGAAGAAGCAGTGGAGGCAGAAGATTCGTTAGATGCCAGCGATGAAGAGGAAATGGATCTCGACGTCGGCTTTTAATTCAGTATTTTTACAATTTAAATTTAACACTTTTTTAATTACTATTATACTGCTATTGTCAGCTTTTAAAACCTTGCCAGCTATATAGCTCTTAAATAAGTTGACAAGTATTGCGTATTATTGTATAGTATTAACTAATGGGGGGTAACCGGTATCGATTGATGGGAAAGGAGAAAAGGTGCAAGGGTGAGGGAAGCGTGGCTCACTAAAAACGCTTAAATTTTAATCGCAAACGACGATTTTAACATGGAGATGGCAGCTTAATAACCTGACCCCTCTTGAGGCGGCGGCAGCCAATAAACAGAAAGCCGTATTGTGTCCTTATGAGTGCTTTTGATTATCTCAGCCATAATAAGATGATCTAGTCAAGCGGTCTGTTCGACGATAAAAAACAGTTCTAACCTTGTGAATGACCTTTCTGTGGAACCAAGCAAGACGGGAGTTCGATTCTCCCTACCTCCACCAGCCGCCTTCGGGCGGCTTTTTTCTTTTCCGGAAGCTATTTATTATAACTCCCCGGAATGAGGAATCTTTTGTCCAAAACTCTTATTCTCGACACTAACGTTTATTTAACTGACGCCCAAGCTTTGTTTTCTTTCGGTCGGGGGAATATCGCTATTCCCACTATTGTGTTGGACGAGATTGACAAACACAAACACCGCCAAGACACGGCGGGATTAAACGCTCGTACAATGAATCGAGTTCTCGACAAATTGAGAAAAAAGGGAAGTCTCTTCACTGGAGTAGCTCTTGGGAGCGGTAAAGGTAAAGTTTTTGCGGCACAGTATGATCCTCGCTATATGCCAGCGGGAATGGAATCAGGAGATTCAGATAATAAAATAATTGCAATTGCCTTGCGATTAAAGATCGAAGGACATGATATTGCTGTAATTTCTCGCGATTTAAATATGCGGGTAAAATGCGATTCCTTTGGTATAGAGTGTTATGATTATCAGCCTCAACAAGCTGTCAAATCGGTAGAGAGTTTATATGACGGATCTTCAGAGGTAGTGGTCGCCGATGATGTTATAGAAAATTTTTATGCCAATGGAGAAGTTTTCTTGCCTGAGCAGAAAACGAAGCTTTATCCTAATCATTATCTTATTTTGCGGTCAGCCGCTGATGAGAAAAAAACCGCTTTATGTAGGTTCAAAAGTTATGATATGCCTTTGAAGAAAGTTTTTTCGTATAAGGATATTTGGGGATTGTCTGCCAACAACAAAGAACAAAAATATGCGATGGATCTCTTATTCGATCCTTCAATTCAAATTGTATCATTAACAGGGCAAGCCGGTACCGGTAAAACTTTGATCGCCGCGGCGTGCGGCTTAGAACAAGTTCTTCATTCCACACTTTCCCAAGGGGGGTATGATAAGTTAATAATTACGCGCCCGGTTCAACCCATGGGGCGAGATATAGGTTTTCTACCAGGGACTCTTGAAGAAAAGATGTTACCATGGATTGCACCACTCAGAGACAATTTAGAATATCTGTTTGGGGATAAAACAGCCCTCCAGATGCATGTAGAACAAGGGGTGGTAGAGATTGAAGCCATGACTTATATTCGCGGCCGCTCTATTTCCAATGCTTTCATGATTGTGGATGAAGCCCAGAACTTAACAACTCATGAATTAAAGACTATAATCACCCGCGTAGGACATGGGACCAAATTAGTGCTTACCGGTGATATACAACAAATAGACAACTCATATGTAGATGCGGTATCGAATGGGCTTACTCATGCTGTTGAGAAGTTTAAAGAATATGAGATTTCTGGGCATGTCACGCTATATAAGGGGGAGCGATCGAAGTTGGCCACCTTAGCCGCTGAAATATTATGAGCCTGAGAAGATACATTACTGAAAGAGTCGAGAAGACCCCAAAAGTCTTTTCATTTGCCGGCGCACGCGTAGAACAAGTAGATGAGATTCCTGCAAACTATGACTGTGAAGACATTTTTAAGAGGGTAGAAGATGCAATCCCGAGAAAATTCCTTAAAGGCTTAAAAAAAGTACGTATTGAGCATCGCGATGAATTCAAAAAAAGAAATCTCTCCGCACTTTATAACGATGATGTGTTGTATTTGTCTCCCACATTCATGAATGATGGATCATTATTTAATGATATTATCCACGAACTGGCTCATCATATCGAGACTTTGTATCCTGGGTTTATTTATGACGATGGAAGTATTGTACGCGAATTTCTTAAGAAACGCCATCAGGTCGAATTTGAGTTGAAGACAGAGGGATACTGGACGGACGACTATGACTTTGAGGATATTAACTACAGTGAAAACTTGGACAATTTCCTCTACCAGCGGGTAGGTCAGAATATGCTCCGTATGGTCACCGCAGGTATTTTTATCCGCCCTTACGCCATGGTATCAGTTAGAGAGTACTTTGCTACCGGCTTTGAAGCTTATTATTTAGGGAAAAAAGAAAAACTTGACAAAGTGAGTCCGATGTTGTATGATAAAATACATGAAATGCATCATGAGGAAGACTTAACTTAGAAAGTAGGTTATATTGGCTGGAAAACACATTTCTTATTCCGAGTGGCGGAATTGGCATATCTGTCCCCACTACCACAAACTCACTTATATTGATAAGGTTGCCCAGTTTGAGGGCAATATCTACACTGCTTTCGGGAAAGCCATTCACACTGTTTGTGAATTTACTTTGACTTCCCCCGAAAAGTACAGAGAGCCGGGTAAGATCGAGGCGTTAGTTAAAGAGCAATTCATTGCCGAACTCAACGCGCTACCCGATGATACCCAATTGGAAGCCAAAAGGGATTTCGCCCTCAAAGAGTGGCTGCTAAATGGCGTTCAAATCATCCCTGACCTTTATCGCTGCCTTGCCGACAAGTTCGGTAAACTGGGTGAGGACTGGGAAGTGCTGGCAGCCGAAGAGCAACTCTACGAGCCCATCACAGAATTCACGGAAGCAGAAAAAAACTTCAAAGGCTTTATTGACCTCGTAGTCTATTCCAAGAAGGATGAGAAAATCCACCTGATTGATTGGAAGACCTGCTCGTGGGGATGGCGGCGTGAAAAGAAGAGCGACAAAATCCTCGCCTACCAACTCGTATTCTATAAACATTTCTATGCCCAGAAGTACGAAGTTGACCCGAAAGATGTTGACTGTCATTTTGTTTTACTCAAACGAACTGCGAAGGCTGGCAAGAAAGCCGAGTTCGTGCGGGTGACGGCAGCGAAAAAAAGAACAACAGACGCCCTTAACGCTTTGACAAAAGCATTGCATAATATTACGAAAGAGAACTATATCAAAAACCGTACTGCTTGTACCAGTTGCAAAGACCGATTCGGAACTTGTGAATTTTACCAGACGGAACATTGTCCATAGGAGGTATTTCTTTGAAACCCAGTCCACATATTAGTCCGCTTATAGCTGCGCCCCATCAGAAAAAGATTAAAGTACTGACCATAGGTGATCATCCTTTGTTGCCTTCGGGTGTAGGGACACAAAGCCGCTACATGATCGAATCCTTACTCAGGAGTGGAAAATTTCAAATATACTCCTTTGCTGGGGCTATGAAGCACCCGAATCACGACCCTTTTACCACTGTAGAATGGCAACAAAATTGGATTTTACAGCCAGTGGACGGCTATGGTAATCCCTTGATGGTTCGTCAGATGATGTCCGAGTGGAAGCCTGATATTGTGTGGTTTATGACAGACCCTCGTTTTTATGAGTGGTTGTGGGATATGGAAAGTGATATCCGGAGCATGGCTCCTTTGGTATATTATCACGTGTGGGATAACTATCCTTATCCTAAATACAACAAACGGTTTTACGAGAGTAACGATATGATCGTCACAATTTCAAAAGTGACAAGTGATATTGTACAGACTGTCGCACCCGAGGTCAAAGAGAAATATATACCTCATTCTTTACCCCCGAATTTATTTCATCAAATAACGGACGATGCAGTCAATCTTAAAGAAATGAAAAAAGAGATATTTGCTGGCATGGGGTTGAAAAAAATTCCTACTACGTTGTTCTTTTGGAACAATAGAAATGCCAGAAGAAAACAGTCTGGTTCTTTAATAAAATGGTATGCGGAGTTTTTAGATCAAGAGGATATTGATCGCTCAGATGTTACTTTATTGATGCATACGGACCCAGAGGACCAACATGGGCAACCGTTAGCCTTTTTGGCGGAAGAATTTGGACTAAGGAATGGAGAGTTTGTCATTTCTCCGAACAAGTTAGAAACACCACAAATGGCTCTTTTGTATAATATTGCCGATTGTACTATTAATATTGCAGACGCCGAAGGTTTTGGACTCTCTTCTCTTGAATCGCTTTCGTGCGGCACCCCAGTTATCTCCACTCTTACGGGAGGACTTCAAGAACAGGTGACAGATGGCGAGAATTATTTTGGGATCGGGATCGAACCAGCCTCGAAAGCGGTTATAGGCTCTCAACAAGTACCTTATATTTATGAAGATAGGGTGTGCGGAGAGGATGTTAAAGCTGCTATGACGAAAATATATCATATGACTCCTGCGGAAAGAGAGCAACTTGGTGCTGAGGGCAAAAAACATGTTCTGAAGAATTATAATTTCGACGACTTCTCCGCCAATTGGGTTAATACGATGTTGGAAGTTCACGAAACTTTCGGATCTTATGAAACACGTAAAAATTATAATAACCGATGGGAAATGAAGAAATTATGAATCAAGATCAATATAAGCCAAAAATTTTACTGGTTGGACCCATAAGCTTTATGTCGGGATACGGCGAACATGCACGCTATATCCTCAACATCCTATTGAAACACCAAGATAAGTATGATCTTCACCTTGCTCCTACATCTTGGGCCAACGCTACCTTTAACGCCAATAGCCTGTTTAGCCGGGAGCAGTTAGAAGAAATAGAACGTCTTACTGTTAAAACTACGGAAGTGGTAAACTCGGCAAAAACAGACGCAACTCGCCAATTTGATTTAGCTATTTATATTTCAGTCCCTAATGAGTGGGATTTTACTACTGCACATAAATTTATCGGAGTTACAGCGGGAATAGAAACAAATATTTGTCGGCTCGATTGGGTCCACGCAGTTTTAAAGGCAGATCAAACCTGGGTAGTTTCCAAACATTCAAAATTTGCGTTTAAGACTGCATTGGATTCCTATCAAAGTATTCAAACAAATGCTTGGGGGTCGGCCGGCGAGATGCCAGAAGAAGCATCAGGTCATCAGCATAACGTTAACAAGATAGTATCTGATGTCAAAGTAATTGGGTTTCCAGTTCGCGAGCAATTGCCTAACTCCAAACCCCTAAAGATAGAACTCCCAACAACTTTCAACTTTTTAAGTATCAATCAGCTTGGTCCCCGCAAAAATGTAGGAACTCTACTAAAAGAGTTCTTAGAAACATTTAAAGACAATGAAGAGGTCGGGTTGGTTTTGAAATCACACACCCAAAATCATTCCGTTCCTGATAAATATCTTTGTGAAAAGATATTAAAACAATGGATTAGTGGTATTACCGGCGGTAACGAATCTGAATACAAGTGTTCCGTATATCTATTACACGGAAATCTAAATGAATCCGAACTACGAAGTCTTTATATTAATGACAATATCCACTGTTATGTTAGTCCTACCCACGGAGAAGGGTTTGGGCTTCCTTTATTCGAGGCGGCATGTGCCGGAATGCCTATTGTGACGGTTCCCTGGAGCGGTCAGATGGATTTTCTGGGACTAAACGATAGTAAAGGGTATCTGTTTGAGAAAATACGTTATAGTTTAGATCCGGTCGGCGACGCAGCCGACAAGACCTATATTTATCCTAACTATAAATGGGCTCACCCTGTTCCGGGCGCTACTGGCAAGGCTATGAAAAAGGTTTTCACAACGTTTAGGATAAAACAGAGACAAGCACAAAAACTTAAAACCCTTATTATGAAACACCCCTCTTTTGATAGTGGGGATATTGAACGGCGCATTCTCAAATCCATCGATAGCGTTTGTGGAGATATGACAGAATCATATTCGGCGCGCCTCACTACATCCCTCTTGGAAGGGCTGGAAAACTTATGAAGTTGACACACATTATTACAGGGCGAAATGATAATTATGCAGGCTTCTTTGACGATAGGTTAATTTTGACGATGAAGTATAATTTTCACTTATATAAGCGCGCCGGGATTGATTGCGAATTTATATTTGTGGAATGGGCCTCTGATCCGAACCGGCCGCTATTGTGTGAAAAATTAAATAAAACGTTTGCCGACGTCGATTTCAAAGGATATGTGGTCGATCAAGATACACATGATCAGATCGTCGGAACTAGGGAGTGGATGACATTTTTAGAGTTTTTCGCGAAAAATGTGGGCATACGCAGAGCTAAAAATGACTATATATTGTGTTCAAACGCCGATATCTTTTTAGGAAAGGGCGTTCTTTCTACACTATTAGAGAATTTAGACACCAATACTGTATATCGGGCAGAAAGACATGATATCGAGATGACCCAACTCAAAGCCCTCAATGATGAACAATTCAGTTTAGCCACTATTAAAAGACATGCCTTCCCATCTCATGATAAGGTTTTTGTGGATGGGTCTGGGGATTTCACCGCCGCTCATCGGAAATTGTGGCTCAAGACTGGTGGACACGACGAAAACCAACGGTTTGTCAAAATTCACAAAGATAGTAGATTCCTATTCTCTGCCTTCGAACACGGTGCAAAATTTAAAAATCTTGGGACCATTTATCACATTGATCATGGGACTTCTGTTCCTATGACTGGTTTATCAGCGCAGCGATACCGGCGCGCCAATGGACCCTATCATTGGAAATATATGCATAATCTTCCATATGTCAACCCTGATACTTGGGGGCTCACAGGGAGCAATGTGGAGGATGAGAAAATAAAGGATATGATCTTCCGAGTAAAAGTAAAAAACTTGAAGGATCTAACTTACCCAGACGATAAAGAGTATTTTATACCTACCGCACCGATGTCTGATAGATATCAGTGGTAGATCTGATTTGAAAGAAGAAAGAAAGAATGAATAATAATAATGTATCTGTTATAGGAGTAGGGCGACTTGGATTATGTTTTGCCCTTACTTTAGAAAAAGCCGGCTATACCGTGGTTGGACTCGATCTTCGAGAAGATTATGTTCAAGCATTGAACGATAAAACATTCCAGTCTCCTGAGCCATATGTGAATGAATACCTCAGAAGGTGTTCTAAATTTGGCGCAACCACATCACTCAGTGACACCATTTCTCATGCACGCACCTTATATACAGTGGTCGCCACCCCTTCTTTGCCGAATGGTCGCTACGATCACAGTCAAATGGATTCTCTTGTCGAATCCTTGATAGCTTTGGGCGCTCAGAAAGAAGAAAAACATTTAGTAGTATGCTGTACAACAATGCCTGGATATACTGACACGGTAGCTGACCGCCTAAGAGAATATAATTATGTTGTTAGCTATAATCCAGAGGTTATAGCACAGGGAACCATTATTCGCGACCAAGCAAACCCTGATATGGTATTAATTGGAGAGGGCAACGAAACCTGTGGAAATGAATTAGTAGAGCATTACCACAGAATGACGGAGAATAGCCCACGGATTGCCCGTATGTCACCTTTAAGTGCGGAAATAGCCAAACTATCACTTAATTGTTTTTGTACGACAAAAATTGCATTTGCGAATATGATAGGAGATTTAGCTATTCAGTCGGGCGGTGATCCTAATGCTATTCTGGATGCTATTGGGTCCGATTCTCGGATTGGCCATAAAAACCTGAGATATGGATTTGGATATGGTGGACCGTGTTTCCCTAGAGATAACCGCGCCCTCGGCATCTTTGCGAGTGATATTGAAATGCCCGCCCTCATAAGCCACGCAACTGATCAAATGAATGCCGCTCACTCTGTATTTCAAATAAACGAGTTTTGCAAACAAGAGCCCCAGGACAAGACTTATATTTTCTCCAATGATCCAGGCTATGTTTGTCAAGAGGGTGAGGTGAAAGTTGCTCCCATTACTTATAAGGCAGGCACTAATATCTTAGAAGAATCTCAACAAATGGCATTTGCTTATGGAATTGCTGATCAAGGCTTCAAAGTTAAAATTATTGATACGCCCGAAGTTTTAGAGAGATTAGAACCCCATAACAATATTACTCAAGCTGTAATATAGAAAAGAATAGAGAAACCGATGCCCTCCTCAATATTTGATAAAAATGTCACATTCTGGAAAAAACTCCCAGCAGGAGGATCTACTCAGCATTTAGATACTCTTCAGAAAATAGATGATGAAGACTTTATTGAAATGTATGAATATTTTACCCAGTTTTGGAAAATGGAGAGAGGTTGGGAATATGAGAGGTATATCCCTATGTTTCAGGGACTTGATGTAGTTGAAATTGGAAGTGGTTTAGGTTATGATGGTATCAACTACTCTCAGTATTCAAAAACTTATACTTTCTGTGATATTAATCCGGACCAACTCCAGACAGTGCAGCGTATAGCAGGACTTTTTAATGAAGGTCGTCTAATGGATCGATTCACTAATAGTAACCACGATTATCAACTGATTGAGGACCCTTTTACGCATGATTATAAGAGAAACTTTAACGCACTTTATTCTCATGGGGTTCTTCATCATGTTCCCTTTGAAACAGCACAGCGAGAATTTGCTCATGTAAATAAATTTTTATTGCCCGGATCTAAGGTTGTATTATTGATGTATCCTCGTCAACGGTGGGAAAAAGCCGGAAAACCCGATCCAACTCTTTTTGGACGCCATACGGACCCAGGCTGTCCGTGGTCTGATTGGTATGATGAGGAGAAGATTATGAAGCTTGTGGGTGAAGAATTTATCTTAGAAGAGAGTATTTATTGGGGCCACGAAAATACCGAATTTGTAAATTTTGAGCTTACTAAGAAATCATAGAAGGGAAAGGTAAGATGAAAAAAACATGGGAAGAATGGGCCGCGCCCTTGAGAGAGAAGTGGCACAATGTGCCGGGTGGTACCACCACATCCTTATCTACAGCGACTTTTAAAACTTCTGGAGTCCCTATTGAACAAACAGTCAAAGACTGGGAAAAAAGACGAGATAGCGCCAGCCAAGGAACGTACCACGCAGTACGTGGATGGTATTATGAAAAATATAAACCCATTTTTCAGGGAAAGAAAGTCATGGATATTGGCTGCGGTCTTGGTATGGATGGAATTACCTATGCTCAGCACGGTGCAAAGGTAACGTTTGTGGATATAGTTGAATCAAATGTAGAACGTGTTAGAGAAATATGTGATTTTTACAATCTTTCAGATGTAGATTTTCTTTATATGGAAAATTTGGACTCTTTAGACGCACTCCCGAAAGATTATGATTTTATCTATGCGATGGGGTCACTGATGAATGCTCCCTTTGATGTTATGAAAGAAGAGTGCGCGGTTCTTTTAGACCACCTCAAAAAAGGAGGAAGATGGATAGAATTAAGCTACCCAGAATCAAGATGGATAGAAGATGGTTCCCCTTCGCTTGAAGACTGGGGATCCCGCACCGATCATGGCGCGCCATGGATGGAGTGGTACAGTGTGGAAAAACTTCTTGCTCGGCTTGCGCCTGTAGAATTTGAAGTCTTAGATTATCAAGAATTTGGCATATGTGACTTCCATGATCGAAAAGAATTTAACTGGTTTGATTTGAGAAGAAAATCTTGAAACGAATACGGAGAGATATAATCTTAACTAAATCCACTTACAGGGACAAGAAGAAAACAGAATTTAAAAATGTTGAGTTAATCAAATCGCAGAAGAAAAGGATACAGTAATGCAACACGCCTTTAAAGACATATATTTGTTAGAAAATTTTCTACTTCTTAAAGAGAAACACAAATGCCATACTTTTTTCGAGACGGGAACATGGCACGGATTAACGGCGCGCGAAGTTTCCCGTCACATTGGTCAAGTAATTACTGTGGAAGTAGATGAAGGATTTTTCAAAATAGCGAAGAAGAATACATCCGCGATCGACAATATAACGATTCATCAGGGAAGCAGTCCTTTGGTTATGAACAGAATTCTAAATACAAAACAGGAGGGCTTAATATTTTTCTTAGATGCCCACTGGAATGAAAATTGGCCTTTGTTGGACGAGCTAAAAGTCATCGCAGAGAAACAAATTCGACCTGTGATTCTAATTCATGACTTCTTTGTGCCGAATGATAAAGGTGATGCCAAATTTGGCTATGATTCTTATAAGGGGCAGCCATTGAATTTAGACTATGTGAGGGAGTCGCTCGATAAGATTTACGGAGAAAATCAATATAACTATTTTTATAGTGATAAGGTTGAGATTAATAGTGGATTAATATATATCGAGCCGGTTAGTGAGATGGACATAAAAAATAGCCCGAGTGAAGGAGATAATAGAAATAAAAATGACTAATACCTCAACACAGACAATTGACCAGATAAGTATACCCATTCCTGGGTTTGGTAATATATTTCTGAAACAAGGATATAGCCTGCACACGGAGTGGTATAAAGCCGCCGAACGCCAGAGTAAGGCGTGGTGGGCGGCTAATGTAAAAGAAGATTGGAACATTTTAGATATTGGAGCGAATGTTGGCATGTATTCGGTTTTGTTTTCTAAACTAGTACCCAAGGGAAAAGTGTTTTGTTTTGAGCCAACTCCTACGGTTGAAATTTTAAAAAAGAATCTGGAACATATTGCTGCGCCTAATTGTGAAGTATTGGAATATGCAGTAGGGAATAGATGCGGCGTTATTGATGAGTCTATTCAAATGATCTGGAAAAGAGAGCTTTTAGAGCGACCGTTTAATTTTATTACTGTCGATGAATTTGTAAAAATGCGCTCACCCTTACAGATAGACGCCATCAAAATAGATACCGACGGATATGACCCCGAAGTATTATATGGTTGTGTTGAGACGCTAAAATCCCAGACTCCAATCCTAATTGTCGAATTAAACCATGAAGCCCTCGGATATCGGGGACATACCGCCCAACAAGCTATTGATTTCATGAATAACCTTGGGTATAAAGTAGATCAAATTTTAGATCACGAAAATTACTTGTTTAGGAAATAAGGGTGTTTTTCATTGCAGGTACCGGTCATTGCGGGACACAATGGCTTTCAACTATCTTGACCTCGAAAAAGGACAAGTCTATATGTTATCATGAATACCGAAATCCATTTTATAATCTGGACTGGAAAAATGGAATGCAGAAGTATGCTACAGAAGGATTACAGGGATATACAGAATATTTTAACTACTTCAAGACGTTGAAAGAGGAGGGATTTAACTGCGGTGATTCAAATTCATTCCCCATGAGTATATTTGGGAATAAAGATCAGTCAAATGAACTAAAAACACTCAGTGACGTAGATCATATCCATATTCTTATAAGAAATGGAATAAGAACTGTTAATTCGGTAACTCATCACAATCTCACCACTACAAGTTATCTGGACCTTTTAACGAGAACGACATGGTTGACAGAGACTATTAACAGGATTAATGAATTACAAAAAAGCAGCCAGGGTGAGTTTCGGTTTAGTAGTTTTGTTCCCGACGAAGAGTTAGCCAAAATGAAAACAGTCTCGACCAATTTGAACCAGTACTCTATCCAGCATATTTATGAGACCTTGGCTCCCTTATTATACTTAGACGCTATGATATCGTGGGGAAAACTATCTTGCGACGCCGAAAATATGAACAACATAAAAGAAATATGGAAAGACAAATTTTTTATATGGAAGTTGGAAGATCTAACAGAGGACACCGAATCTATTAGAAAATTGTTGCAACTTTACGATATTGAATACAGTGATGCAGAATTGACTGCATTACAAAAAAACGATGTTAATAAAAAAGTGAACACAAAAGATATTGAGACTATTTTACGAGGATGGGACGTCCGATATCTACAATGGTTTAAAGAGATATGTGGAGAGACAATGAAATATCATAATTATGATATGGACATTCTTGAGGATATGGTTTAAAAATAGTTTTAGATGGAGAAAAAAATATCTCTTTAAAAAAGTATTTAAGTGAGGTGTCCGCCGCTTTACTGTTCTACGGCTCAAATTTCCATATTTGATTCCCAGCGCAGCGAAACCCTTTGTGAATTTTTTAAATTTAAAATAAGCTCCTTAAACTTTCTTTAACCTGTGATATATTATTGTGGGAGAACAAATAACAAGACTGATTGATATGTGTAACAAGAAAAAAAGAAAGAAAGATTAATGAAACCTGTTATTGCCGCAGTTCTCCGAGAAAGAGGAGTATTTAAAGACAGCCCATTTAAAGTAATCGATGCCGGGTGTAGTATAGCGGACCAAACACCCCTTAATAAAAAATTGAGAAGCTATTTTGGAAAAGATCTTTTTTTACATGGGTTTGATCCGTTAATTAAAGAATGTGATCGACTTAGAGAGGTCTTTGCAGACATTCCAGGTGAGTATGTTTTTGATTCTCTTTTTTTGGGTGCGGCTGATATGAATGAGCCTCCCCCTTCTTGGACAGATGGCGGAAATGATTTTTACTGGGAAAGAACACTGACTTGCAAAGTCGTGTCCGGGCGTGAAAAGGATGTCCCGATTATGTTACACCCAAACATAGCAAAAGATCCGAAGATGTCCACTATTTTTTCATGTATTGATGCTGAATGTGAGAAATACACTTATGTTGATTTTATTAAGATCGATATTGATCAGGCTCACAATTTGGCACTAAGAGGTGCCCGTGAAACTCTTATGTCTAAAAATATTCTGGCAGTAGAAATGGAGGTTACATTTGGGGGGGTTCGTTCCAAGTACAATAACGACATTTTTACTGTAGGTAATATGATGAGGGAGATGGGATTCACTTTTCTTAAAATGAAGGATATGTTACCGTACGCTCGCTCTCATTTTCCTTCTCCTTTTTTATTGGGCTTTCCCGCACAAACTATCAAAGGACAGATACGCCAAGCTGATTGTATCTTTGTAAAAGACTTAGCCCACAGAGATAATGTAAAAAATATTCCGGATCAATACAGTCCGGAGTCCATTTTAAAGCTATCTTGTATTTATGAACTATATGGGTTGGAGGATTGTGCTGCGGAAGTTTTATTAACTTTTTCCGAATATCTTACACCACTTCTAACATCTCATAATTTATCTATATCGTATTTATTGGATAGACTGTCTACGGAACATAAAGGGATGCCTTACAATGATTTTATGATAAACTTTTTTAACAAAGAAGAAAACAAATGACAACACTGATATATCAGATGGGTAAAGTTGCTTCACAATCAATTGAAGCAACTTTACGAAAGAGGAGTGATCTGAGAGGGCATACATTCCTCCGCCCTCATTTTATATCAGATGATGGGATTAAGTTTTACCAAGAATGGCATAAAAATAATCCGAACATGCCCCCCTATCAACAAAAATCAATACAACACCAACTAAATGTGGCGCTCGACGCGCGAAAGATTTTAGCCAATCCCGAACGCACTAAAATTATAACAGGAGTAAGAGAACCGTGTTCACATCAAATAGCGGGATTTTTTCAAAACCTGCGCTCACACTTGGGTGAACGCTGGCGACCTATGAAACCGGGAGAAAAAATCCAAGACGATGTAATGGAAGCGATATATGACTGGTGGGAGGAAAAAGTAAATAACTGGAAACCAGAATCTCAAGGTATCGACGCCCGAAGAGGCTTTATGAATCAGGCACCTTCTTTCTTTGACAAGGAGTTTAAACAAGCTACAGAAATTGATGTGTATGAGCACCCCTTTGATCATAATAAAGGATATTCGATTCTTCGCCTGGCACGCACGGATTTACTAATATACAAATTAGAAAACGGACCACAATCGATTGAGCAAGGTCTTTCTGAATTTTTTAATATACCTGCTCTGCAATTGTCTAAAACTAATGTTGGTGCAGCTAAACCATATTCTTCGTATTATGAGAAATTTATTAACACGGTAAATGTTTCTTCGGAAATTTTAGACGCAGTATATGATTCAAAATATGTTAAGCATTTTTATCGTCCAGAGGAAATTTTGAGCTTCCAGAACAGATGGAAGAAAATTTAATTATTAAAAGAAATAAGGAGAGCAAATGAAAAAAATATTAGTTCTTGGTGCCGGAGGTTTCATCGGCGGAGCAATGTGCAAACGCCTCAAGGACGAAGGACACTGGGTCAGGGGGGTAGATTTAAAGTTTCATGAATTCTTTGATATCACACAAGTAGTAGATGAATTTATTCAGGGCGATCTTCGAGATCCCCGGTTATGCGATTCGGTTGTAACCCGCGACATTGATGAAATCTATCAGTTCGCCGCAGACATGGGCGGTGCAGGCTTTGTATTTACCGGAGAAAATGATGCAGACATTATGCACAACTCTGCAATGATCAATCTTAACATTGCCGAACAGTGTGTGAAGAAGAAGATTAAGAAAGTCTTCTACTCGTCGTCGGCGTGCATGTACCCGGAATACAACCAACTCGACCCAGACAATCCGAAGTGTTCCGAAGACACAGCGTATCCTGCTGCCCCCGATAGTGAATATGGATGGGAAAAACTCTTTAGCGAAAGATTGTTCTTTGCGTTCCATCGCAATTATGGGGTAGATGTTAGGGTCGCGCGATATCATAATATTTTTGGACCTCATGGGACCTGGGATGGCGGCCGCGAGAAGGCCCCGGCTGCCATGTGCCGAAAGGCAGCTTTGGCTCTCGAAGGTGAAACCATCGAGGTCTGGGGTGACGGAAAACAGACCAGATCATTCCTATATATTGATGAATGTATTGAAGCCACTCGACGCTTGATGGACTCCGACTTTATTGGACCGGTAAATATCGGCTCGGAAGAGATGATCGCTATTAACGACTTTGCCCAAATGGCTATTGATATCTCCGGAAAAAATACGACCATTAAAAATATTGATGGACAAGAATTCCAAGATAAGTATGGATTTCCGTGTCCCGTCGGCGTACGCGGCAGAAACTCCGACAATGAGTTAATCCGCCAAAAGTTAGACTGGGATTATAACCAACCACTTAGAATTGGCATGGAAAAAACTTATGAATGGATTTGCACGCAAATAGAAAAGGAAAACAACAATGAATAGCTCCAAAGTCAAGGATCACTTGGTGCAGTGGCTCTCGACCCGGTTGAGACAATCAGGACTCAAAGGGTTTGTGGTAGGAGTATCAGGAGGAATCGATTCAGCGGTAACATCAACTCTGTGCGCCGAGACAGGCGCGCCGGTCATTGTACTGAATATGCCTATCCATCAAAATCCCAACCATGTCGCCCGATCAGATGAACATATTGCGTGGTTAAAGAACAATTATAGGAATGTTACATCCCATACGGTGGATCTAACCGACACATTCGAGGTTTTTTGTGATCAACTCCCCAACGCGGCTCTCGGTGGTTTTTCCCTGGCGAATACCCGCTCCCGACTACGGATGGTGACGCTGTATGCCTTTGCCAACTCTAACAATTTCTTAGTTGGTGGCACAGGGAACAAAGTGGAAGATTATGGCGTTGGATTCTTTACAAAATATGGCGATGGGGGGGTGGACCTATCTCCAATCGCCGATCTCCTTAAATCGGAAGTTTATGAACTGGCGTCTTATTTAGGAACGGTTCATTCTATTCAAACGGCGGTTCCTAATGACGGACTATGGGATGATGGCAGATCTGACGAGGATCAGATCGGTGCTACTTATAATGAGTTGGAGTGGGCGCTGGAATATTACGATACCTATGGAGATGTTTGGGCATCTGGGGAATTATCCGATCGTGAAACAGAAGTGATGAAAATTTATTTAGATCGCCATTTTGGCAATAAACACAAATTAGAGGTACCTCCCATATGTGAAGTGCCTGAGGAGATAAAAGGATGAAACTATCTAAACAAGCAACAGGTGCACTTTTAATGACTTTGCAGAAATGCCTATCAGAACAGGTGGACATTACAGAACTCCTAAATCAGTGGATTCTTGAAGAGCGAGATGGAGAGATATTTGTACTCAACCCTCCCTTTATCAAGAGTGATCCCAACACTTCTCTCAATGCTTCGAAATCTGAAATTTTGATACCATAGAGAAGAAAAGTTTATTTTGCCCATCTATGATTATATATGCACTGAGTGCACTCACGCTTTTACTCTGAGGCACCCCTATAAATGTAAAATGGGTGTTTGTTTGAAATGCGGTTCAGCGAAAATAAAAAAAGATTTATCTAAACCTATTCAGCATAATATTAAGCCATTTAGAACAGTGGATGAGAAAGCAGGAACGCAAGTAAATCAGGCTATCCGGGACAACCAAGCCGAACTTGCCAAGACACGCAAAAAGATATCTAAACGGGTCTATAAGAAATGATCTATTTTTTATCGACAGTTACTATCGTAAGTGTGACCCTCGTCATTATAGGGATATGGTATATTCGGAATTTATTGCGGTATTCTCACTCTTTGGTCGTGGACTTTATTGAAATTAGTGAAAATTTAAAATCTTTTACTGAACACTTAGAGAGCGTATATTCTATGGATCGCTTTTACGGCGACGGCACCTTAGAAGGCTTGCTTCAACATGCCAAAGAAATTAGTAGTGAGGTAGGAGATTTTGTCTCCGAAAAAAACGATTTATTTGAAGATGAGGAAAATGAAAAAAAAGAAGCGCAATAAAAACCACTACTTTACAAAACAGACCGAGGAAGCCATTATTGCTTATTGTGCCACTGACGATACCGCCGAGCGTTCCCGGTTGTATGTGGCAGAAATACAACCTGCATTTAATGAGTTGGTAGATAAAATTGTCTACACTTATAAATTTACATCCCTTGAAAACATTGACTACCTGAAAGATGACTGTAAAATTTGGTTAACCACTATTTTGGGTAAATTTAATCCCAATCAAGGTACCAAGGCATTTTCCTATTTTTCCGTGGTGACCAAGAATTGGTTCACTCATAAAGCCAAAAAGCAAACCAAGAAAAACCGGCGTGAAGTTAATTATGATGCCATGATTCGTGAAGTGGAAGCCATTTCTGGTGACGGACTGAACACCATTTATGATAAGGCTGAAGAGCACCAATACTGGATACACCTACTTCAAGAAATAGACTCATGGAAGAAACTACGTCTCAAACCTAATGAAGAAAAGGTATTAAATGCCATTCAGACGTTGATGGAAAACATTGACCAAATAGAGATTTTTAACAAAAAAGCTATTTATCTCTATATGCGCGAAATAACAGGCTTAAATACCAAACAGATTGTCAGTTGTTTAAATAAAATGAGAGAACGCTATCGCCTTTTTAAGAAGAAGTGGGACGAGGGAGAAATTAAGTAGGCGACTATTTACACTATGAAAAAGAACCTTGAAGCCCTCATAGAACAAGCCCTGGAAAATATTAACAACGATCGCCAGGAGACAGAAACTCTCTTATCTAATTTGAAGGAGTATATGTCAGTATCCTCAGAACGATATTCCGACGCCGGCTCGACGGCTGCCAAATTTGTGGAAACTCTTCAGAGGAGTAATGAACAATTGGTCAAATTAGCAACTCTAGTATATAAAAAGGAAAGTGCTAATACCCAAGCTGGACTATCTGATGATGATAAAAAGCAGCTTTTTGATATCATAAAGGATAACTGATGTGTCTAAAAACAAAAAAGGACTGCCCAGTGTAAGTAATCCTAATCATTCACCTACCCGTGGCAAATCATCTGTTAAGAATAGAGCCTACATAGAGGGAAGAAATTCCTCTTCTCATGCTCTGCGCACCATAATCCGAAACTTTTATAGTGATCGTCCTTATGATGATAAATCTATTTGTAGGGCAGTAATTGTAAAAAATTCCTTAACCATGGTGGAAGAAAAGGGGATGTTGGATACATTCTGGTCGTGGCTTGGTATTGATCCCCCGAAGAAAGTCCAAAAGTACCGAGTGAGAATAATTGATGACCCTCGTCATTATCCATTGCCCGTGCCCGCAGGAAATGATTCTATAGAAACTGAGTTTTATCCTATGGTAATAGATTTTCGCGATGGCGCGCCGCAATTAAAAATCGGAGCTCATGTTGAAGTTCAATTTTATGATATAGCTTCGCAATGGAGTTCGATACCGTATTTGAGCAGTGGCTGGATCAATGGCGTTCTTGAGAATCCTAAGTATGACCGTGATCTCACAGACCTTTTTAGTAATTGTGTTACCCCTCGCCCCACTAAAGGCGGAAAACAAAAAACAACAGTAGGGAAAGCGTGTCGAGGGGTAAATTTCGCACCCGGACGAATTTGGCGCGCACCGCCTGTCCCCCCCGCGGGCACCGACAAAAATAAAGTCAACCATCCGGCTCTTCCTGTGGCTCCTGGGGGGATAACCTTTCTTGATCCCTATCTGGACAAGTCAACCAACATGTTAGACCCAGCCAAAAAAGAAGATGCAGTACACGAGTTGAATAAATATGTAACTTCGGGGGTGGGGATGCGAGCCGCTGGACCCCACAAAGGAACAGATTTCAGAGCCAAAATGGGAGACTCGATCTTTTCAGTGTTTGATGGGACAGTTGAACGTGTGAAAGAACAGACGGAGGGGTTTGGGTGGTATATAGTAATTAAGCACACACAGTTTACGGGAGATGCTTTTTATACCTTGTATGCCCATCTAAAAGAGCCAGACGCTACCAAGTGGAAAGCGGGGACCAAAGTTAAAAAAGGGGAAAAAATCGGCGTGAGCGGCGCAACCGGCGTGATACGACCACGGGGAGAAGAAGGCGCGCATTTACATTTTGAAGTACTGTATGATCTTAAGTTTGAGGGTACCACAGAAGCCCTAGACCCCGAGGCTTTCTTTTTAATGACTGGGTATGTTAAGAGATGATGAGAATATAGATGGCCGGAATGAATGTAAAAGCAATCATCGAAGGATTGGTAAGCACAGCTACCAACGAGATGCGCAACCTTGACCCTGGCGGTATAGCACGCCACGCACCTGGGATCAGGCAAAAGCCTATCTTTGAGCCTCATGTAAATTATAACATGGGTCCCAATGAGACCGTGATGAGAGGGAAAGCCAATACAATAATAGTACAGGGATACGACCGCCCAGGGAGTATAGATTCGGGAACGGGAGCAATGGTCACCAGTCATCGTGGCTGTATTGATATTATAGCTGGATTGTCAGGAGTTCAGGCCCGCGAAGCTAATTCTAAAGGAGAAAGGCTGGCTACTAATAAGAGTACCGAATTGGATTCCTCGCGCATTTACATAACCCAAAAAGCTAAAGATATTGATAGCCCAGAATATTTTAACTTAGCAAAGGGTAAGGTGGGATCACCCACATTCACTTCAGCGATTGCAATTAAATCCGATTCGGTAAGAATTATCGGACGCCAGGGGATTAAGTTGGTTACTTCCACCGATGTTTATCAAGGGTCCGTGGGTATGAATGTGGATGGTGTGATACAGGGAATAGACCTTATTGCAGGTAATGACGACTCAGATCTTCAGCCGATGGTCAAAGGGGACGACTTAGTAAAAGTACTGGATGAAACTGTTGATCTTATTGCTGATTTAAATGCTTCGGTAACTTATAATTTTGAGTTAGTTATCATGTTGGCTTTATCTTTTGTGGACCCCACAGGCATGGCTGCTCGAAAATTGAACCAACTAATCTCCAGACTCCCTATGGCAGCCTTGGATTTATATACTAATAATTTAAACTATGTATTCCATAAAGCAAATTACGGCGGCGGCGGAGAAGATGGTATTAAGAATCCTTTTCCTCCATGGAATTTCCGCAGTAAATATAATCATGTAAATTAGGATATGTAGAATGCCTTTGTCTGAACAGCAAAAAAACATTGTTAACCCGTTTGCGGAACAAACATATATTACCCTGAGTCCGGTGGATGGAGAGGGGAATGTACCCGCTTATGATTATGATGACGGGCGAAATCGGTTTGTTCTGGATGGGATCCATGAGAGTTTTTTATATTTTGCTGAATTTCCTAAGGCAGGGTTGCTGTTAAATCGGGAAGGAATCCCCGATAGTTTAGTGGGGGAACGCCGCTATGTGACGGTGGCTGATCTTCTGGCATATTCGGCTCTTTATCCTCAGAATGGAAAAGTTGTAGAAGGAAATCTGGAATATCTCAGTGATGAAGAAATACGGAATAAATTAGAACACTTAGTAGAACGATTAGAAGAATCCTCCCCCGCCGCGCTCTATGCTTATAGTAGTTTAACCAGCCGTGATGCTGCGCAGCCCGAGAATCAGTCGGGTATGGCGAAGAAAATCTCTAACTTAATTTCTATTGCCCCTAATCATTCGCCAGAATACCGCAATCGACTTTATTCTGCCTTTGGTTTGGATCCGGGTATTATGATATCTCTTGAGGACAACATTGATGCCCAAATGGAATTGGCGGGACTCAGTTCTACTAATAGTGTTTTTTATAACACTGATCCCACAGTAGATGTGTTTGAGTGGACTAACAATTGTCTTCCCGGAAAGAAGAAAGAGCGGGTTTATTTTAATCCGGCAGATGATAAATTCTACTACACCTTAAGAACGTCTTATACTTCTAATGATGCTTTGGATATAGGGCTTATATCCGAGGATGATCCCCAACGTCGCCAACTCGGGCTTTATGATGAATCCGCCAGTCAGACTATTAAAGAGAGATATGAGCGAATAGCTCATATTGGTATTAGAGAAATTCTTAAATTTACAGGAAAAGATTCTAATATTAACAGAGGGCACGTGAGCGATACCCGACCCACGATAGTAGAAGGTGGTGCAGAGCCTCTATTTTTACAGCCTCGTGAGGAGGAATCACCGCGGGAAAATCGTGCTTGGGATATTGTCGCGTTTAAAGATCCGCGCCCCGCTTCTCATTGGGTCTGTGCAGTCACTATATCTCAGAAAATTATGGAAACCCTCACATCTGAAACAAGTATAGGTTTTCAAGAATATGAACTCACCCCTTTACAAAAATCGAAGATATTAATAGATCCTACCAAAACTCCGGTCCTCACACACAAACCAGTGATTTTTACGCCCCCACGCTTGCTGAGGAATTCTATTGCCACGGCGGCACTGCTGGAAGAATACTATGACACTACGTTAAGCGAGGGGATAACACCTGCTGTCCTTCGCGGGATAGATTTGAGCGAAGAATCCCAGAGGGTGGGTTCTATAGTAGAAGTTTTAGGAAATTTTTATACTTACAATGACTTAACAATAGCCGACAACGATCAAGTTCAATTTTATGTAGATAGAGAGTATAACTTATTATATGTGGTAATAAATGGAGTTTTGTGTGCGCGAGCTACGGGTAATCGTTTTTTAGCCACATTAGACCCTCCTCCTTCAACTCCCAATTACACAGAATACCTTTTAAATGCCTTTTCTTTTCAGAATTCAACCACCTTTTCCTATATTTATCATTCGGATGAAATAGCAAATAGTTATTTTGAAAGTAATGTAGAGACCCGAGAACCCTGGTTGGAATTTCTTCAAAAGTACACTTATCCGGCTCTTACATTAACACCTGGCGATATAACTGAGGCTCAAGACCGTGCCAGTAACGATCCTCTTCTTTCTATAGACTTATCGGGGATACGAGCCGCTGCGCAGCAACTACGCACCGCCAAACAAGTATGGAACACCGCAACGACCATCTATGACGAAGAGAAGAAGCTTACGCCCGAGGAATCCGCCAAAGCATATAACCGCGCCAAAAAATATCTAAATGTTAAAAAAGGGTTCCAAACAGCTAACTGCTCGACGACCATGGCGCGCATAACCAAGCACGCACTGAACCTAGAGGAGGTCTTCAATGGTAAAATAGCCATGAGGATCAAAATCCGCCAACTTATATTTGCGTTAAAATCGGAAATCATGGCAAACGAAACTCTGCGGCGGGAATGTGCACCATATATGCCTTATGCTGACGTTGCGATCAACGCAGAGGCCAATCCAGCTCAAGCACGAAGAGCCTTGGAGCGAGAAATTAATGATCAAATTTTTTGCGGTTTAGATGTTTTGGGTGGCACCCTGATGGATTCCATTCTTGACCCGATGGTTGAGGAGGCATTCGGGGCGGAGACAGGCAAATATTCCTCCAAACAACAAAACCCAGCGCCTTTGAAAATTGAACTTAAAAAAATCAAAGGAATGAATAAGAGCCGCGCGTCTATGGCTATTTGGGAAAAAGTTATTAATCGTCTGGTGCGCCAGTTTCTCACAGCAATGATTAATTCTATAGCTCAAGACTTGATAAATGCGATGCTCGGCTGCGGGCCTGCTCAAAATAACGCTCCTAGTTTACCAATGCCACGCCATGATTATGGACGCTCATCGTTGCGAGAACTGGTAGAGTCCGCCACTTTAGACCTTACAGGTATCGCCGGAGAATCTCTCCTCTTTTACACTACCGAGGAAGTGGTAGATGGAGAAATTGTGATAACGGAGAGACCGATACCTGAAGCTATGTTGCTTCAGTTGTTGGCGGACATTTCCGCGATGACTACCCCAGAAGAACAAGAACAGTTGTTGTATGGGGAAGGTGAGAATTTTCTTTATGCTCATATAAGTTCGGCATTAACCGACCCACGTCCCACCGTTAAGTGGCCCACAGGATGGGTCCAGCCTGAATATGCTAACGAGTCGGAACGCCATATGGCAACGGTTCGCCGAATTTGGGACAATAACGGTGAGACCGAAGCAGGAGAGATGATTCTGCGGTATTATATCATGGAGACCTATCCCGGTTTCCGTAAGGTACAAGATTTAGATAAAAAAATCCGAGAGTTTATTTTTCTTATTGGACAGTCACTGGATCTTCCGGATGATGAGGATAGTAGTGAATCTCCTTTAGCTGCTTATTGTCGAGATTTAAAGGCGGACGTTAGCTCGCTGGGTTTCCAATTTAGTATTGAGCAACTAACTGCACAACAACAAATGATTGTTTCGGAGAAAATTGATAAAATCAATGCTTATTGTTCCTTTTTGCGATCGCTCGAAGGGTTAGAACTCAGGCTAAACCAATTTTTAAATTCTTTGCCCGTGATGAAATTTTACGAGGATCTTTTAAAATTGATCGCCGCTCTCTCACTGGCATTCCAGTCGTATTTGGGAGAACAATTAGCAGCCCGCTTTGCGAAACCACCGGATCACCTCATAGAATTGGTGTATAATTTCTATTCCACAAAAATGGGATCGGAAATGTTTTTTCAAAGCTATGATTTTCTACGGTTGGGTATTCCGGTATCATTTGTAACATCCCCTAAAGGAATGGGACCCGTCCCGATGGACGAACAAACAAATTACGTTTATCGCCAATTCCCCACCCGAAAAGGAGGAAGTGGAACAAATCTGGGAGGAAACCCGGAAATAAATCAGTTAGTCACCGGCGAGCTTGTGTACGCACTTAACAACTATCTTCCACTTCCTTTCGAAGAACCAGGCGCGCGCAACGGCGAAGGCGCTCGTGTTCCTGCCACTCTTAACCAGAGAGTTGGTAGTTATGGCAAGCGTGTGGGTCCCTTGCATATTAAGGATGAAATAGCCAGAGAATATCTCGATCCCAAAAGACATCCCGGAGCGGATACACAACCCGAGATTTTAGATAAACAGGCCGGGTATAATAATAAACTGTGTCAGGATGTGATCTATCCCGCGTACCAGCACAAAGAATATAGTGCGTCTACTTCTTATAGTGGTTATTATCCTCGTATTTTTATGCGGTGGAATAATTCCAGGGTAGCTCCCGAAGATAATCCTGGGGTTTCCATCGTTACCGCCTTTGGTGATGATCCGGGGAATGAATTTGCTTTTATTCCAAATTTTAAAAACCTTGACAATCCGGAGTACCCTGTGCCTGATATTTTAGCATCTTATGTGCCGCTAAATAGGGAAACGTCCACCGAGCCCGGAACGGAAGGTTATGACGTACCTGTCAATTATGCGTATTTAATGGCTACCCCTGGTGTGACCGGAGAACTTATTCAAAACAATGGAGATTATATTTTCAATGGGGTTAAATTTCCCTCTCTCGCTCAAACCACGTTGGAAGACAGTATTTTATCTTTAGTCAACCCATTCATGTTCGGTATTCAAGGACGCATTGGGCACAACCCCGAGTACCTTACTTCTACCGGGGTAAAAAATGTTGATCGCTCCGGTCGTGCGCTGGACTGTGTGGTGTTGGGAAATTATACGGTTAAAATTGATGAGACCCTGGATCGTGGCTTCGCTTCTCCCGTAGCCCGTCGAAGGATGACTAAATATCTCCAAGGTACCAACGTTTTCCCTTTTAAGGAAAATGACGATGAATGTGTGAGTGCCGATGACATCTATATAGCCAAGTCGTGGGTAACAGTACTTCAAGCTCGCTTACAGAGATTTTTTATCAATGTTTTGCCCTTAGGTACCGTATACACCCAATGGGGGTCCTTGGGGACTATTGAACTTATTTCGAATTATATGACGCGCAAGATTATAACAGAGTTGAGCGATCGTGCGTTGCTCGGAAAAATATATAGTAAGTTTGATCTAATAGACAAGGTGTATGGTGGGTACCCCGAGGAGATGCCTCAAGTATTTTTTAATCCCAGTGATACTCCGCAACAAAAATTGCACACCACCGTCAAAGCGTTGATGAGAAAAATGTTAGAGAACATAGGTCGTTTAAGCGAATATAATACTATCCACAGAGGGGCTTACGAAGACTGGGACTTCGGTGAACACCTCCAAACGAATATCCAATTGCAACGATATCGAAAAGCTGTAGGAAGATTTTTTGGATACCTTAATATACATTTAGAAACTCAAACGTTTGGATTATCTGCCGCGGAAGCTAACGCTTGTGCAGCCGAGATTGGGAGAAGCCTAATTACTTATGAGGATCCACCACCCCGCGGTGATAATGAAGCCGCAGACCCTGAGGAGGAATGGCACCGTGCACGCCTCACCGACACAGGAATTACCGCCGCCCAATATTATTTTCCAGTCCCACTATTAATTGGACAGGCTTTGATTTTTTACGACCATTCAGTACGCCCTAGTGAGAGATATAGTGAGACCCAATCTAAATTACTTTTTGAGACCGCCATCGCCGATGATGCATTCTTGACTGCCCTGTCCGGACAAATGGTCGATCGATTTACTGCCCAATATCGCGGCTTCCCAGTAGCCGTCATGCAGTGGGACCAAACCAATCATATCACTTATTATAATCGCAGCGAGGTTGAGGCGCGCATACGTGTTTTGGATGAAGAGATGGCAAACTTCCAAGAAGAACTTCAAAGTCGCCAAATTCTTTACACCCCTCAACAATTAGTGGATATATCACGGGTAGGAACCCTCAAACAATCTTTTTCAGAATCTGGTTTCTTTAGGTCTCCCGGACTTAGGTTTGCGGATAATAGGTGGGTTCACCGCATTCTTCCGACTGATGACTCAGAGCACTCCAAACTCACCCGCGCGATGTTTAGCCAAGGGAATTTTGACATCGTTCGTGATAAATTAGAAGCTTGGTTTGTGAACGATTTCGATCCGGTATTTATGACACCTGCCCCAGGGCAAGATCTTCACGATAGTTTGACCAATTATGCATCCAATTGGATCACTAATCAATATACTTCATATGCATCGGGTTTGAGCGGTTTTATCCCCACGTGGGAAGAATGGACTCTAAGAGGCTATCGCGGCGCTACAGGACCATCTATTACCGATGCCACCGGACACTACTATGAGTTGCTCGGAAGTGTTTTTGACAAAATGGGAACAGCCGGCTGGAACAAGGGCGGACTTGTCAGCGTGACCCTGGAGCCTGAATACAATGGAATATATGATGAATGGGCACGTGCGGATGAAATCTTTCAAATAAAAGTAGTAGAATACCAGCCGAACCTACAGAGGGACTTTTTATCGTTTTTAGGATATCAGTATAATTATTCTCGCCGCTTCCAGGCTGATCTTTTGAATGAAAAAATGATTTTAGAGGCGCTACTTACATAGGGAGAAAATAGATGAGTAACAAAGGGTTAGGAATTTCAGTCGCTGTTCCACTCCGATACAGTCCAATCGATGGACCTTATCAATTGAATAAAACTGTAGGCCAAGCCATCCGTCAAAATTTTAAAACTCTTATACTAACTGCTCCAGGCGAGCGTCTCATGGACCCTATGTTTGGAGTAGGTCTCAGGCAGTATTTATTTGAACCACTCAGCGGACCAGTGATGGATGATTTGGTTAAGAAAATTCGTGAACAAAAATCAATTTATTTACCGGCGATTAATATTGAAGAGATCCAATTCATCACAAGTGACGAAAACAGCGTGCTTGCCTATAATGAGGTTCAGTTAATCATTAACTATAATTTATCCCCATATGTGGGGTCTGACCAACTGGTAATAACTTCAGCCGTGACTATTTAAACTTAGAGGCGACCATCTATGTCTAAACGACCCATAAACTATACGAGCAGAGACTTTGATTCTATCAAGGAAGACTTAGTTAATTATGCTAAACGTTATTACCCTACTACTTTCAAGGATTTTAGTGAGGCATCTTTTGGTGCAATGATGCTTGATTTAGTAGCCTATGTTGGAGATCAGCTTTCTTTTTATACGGACTTTCAAGCAAATGAGAGTTATATGGATAGTGCCATCCAATACGGCAATGTTTTGCGTATGGCAAGAGTATTGGGATATAAGATGCCAGGCTCTGCGCGCTCATCTGGTCAAGTAGCTTTTTATATATCGGTTCCTGTCAACACTTCTACACGTGGACCCGATGTAAATTATATGCCTATCCTTCAGGCGGGAACACTTCTTCAATCCACCAGTAATGCCCCTTTTACTTTAGTGGAAGATGTAGATTTTACAAATCCCAACAATGAAGTTACCGTGTCCCAGGTCGATAACACGACAGGAAATCCTACCTATTTTGCGATAAAAGCCTATGGTACCGTTATATCCGGACAACAATATAGAGATACTTTCACTATTGGAGACTACACCCGCTTTCGTCATATTGAACTGAAGCGTAAAAATATAACTGAAGTAATGTCTGTCAAAGACTCCCAGGGTAACGACTATTATGAAGTGGATTATCTGACTCAGGATGTGGTCTACAAACAAGTGCCGAATTATAATACTAATAAAGCCGATGTGCCATATGTGTTACGTTTAATACCAGCCGCCCGCCGGTTCGTGACTATAAATAATGCAGTGGGATCTACCTTTTTACAATTTGGTTACGGCTCGGAGGAGAATTTAACCAGTAATTTAATAGCAGACCCGGCAGATGTAGTGTTGGATGTTAATGGGAAAAATTATGTGTCGGAAGAAACATTCGACCCCGCCAACCTCATTCAAACTGATAAATTTGGTGTAGTTCCGGTCAACACTACGTTAACTGTTTCTTATTATGCCAATAGAACCAATGGCATTAACGCCGCCGTCGGAGCGATTAACGCAGCGACAAATCCTCAATTCTCTTTTAAGAATAGAGCCTCTTTGGCAGGCTCGCTGTTGAATACTGTTATTAGTTCACTGGAACTGGAAAACGAACAGCCTATTATGGGAGATATATCCTTCCCGTCTTTAGAGGAACTGAAGCAACGCGCCTACGCCACTTTTGCATCTCAGAACCGCGCCGTTACCCGAGAAGACTACACAAGTCTTTTATATCGAATGCCTGCTAAATTTGGAAAAGTAAAACGGTGTAATGTGGTAAGGGATGTAGATTCAATCAACAACAATTTGAATATTTATGTATTATCGGAAGCTGCCACTGGCAACTTGACTGCCCCTAACAGCACTTTAAAAGAAAATATGCGAACATGGTTAAATCGCTATCGGATGATTAATGACACCATAGATATTATTGATGGACGTATAATCAATTATGGTATACGTTTTAAGGTGTTACCAGCCCAAGATGTAAATAGGTACACCTTGTTACAGAAATGTATTTCTAAGCTTCAAGATGACTTTTTAAATGTTACCCCTGACATTGGGCAGGCAATTCATATCGCTCAAATTTACAAACTTCTCAATGAAGTGCCGGGAGTGGTAGACACTACTGATGTAGAGTTGTTTAATAGGTCCGGGGGCAAATATAGTGATGTGGTATATGACATCGAGTCTAACCTTACGGATGATGGACGGTATCTTATAATCCCTCAGGATGCCGCGGCAGAATTGTTGTTTGATAGCGCAGACATTGAAGGAGTGGTAACATAAGATGGGTATCAAAAAATATTTTGCGTCTCAGGATAACACTATTACGAATGCGTATAAAAATAATTTAGTATTGCGCGGCACTGGTTCTAATATGGGCGCTGCGGATATATTGGAAACTTTTGTCATCCATGGGCAAACAAATGCCCCCATTAGTGCCAGCAATGCCGAACAATGCCGTTTTCTCATTCAATTTCCTGTCTCTAACATTTCAGCAGATATGACAGCCGGAGCCCTTCCAAATGATTCGGGGAGTATAAAATTTTACCTTAATTTGTACAACGCTCCCCATGGAAATACAACTCCGCTGAGTTATAGTCTCGATGTTTGTATGGCTTCTCAACCCTGGAATGAAGGTCGGGGTCTGGATATGAACAACTATACAGATCTTGGCGCATCTAATTGGGTTTCTGCTTCTGTGGGTACCGCCTGGACTTCAGCCGGCGGCTCTATATTAACAGGGTCAGGAACTTCTGGCAGCGTCTTTTTTGAAACAGGCTTGGAAAACTTACGACTGGATGTGTCCGAGCAGGTTTATAAATGGCTCAATGGCACTACTAATGCGGGATTTCTCATCAAGTATCCAGACTCCGTGGTGTCCGGAAGCACCACAATGTATACGAAAATGTTTTTTGCCCGTACAAGTGAATATTATGACTACCGCCCAACGATCGAGGCGTGGTGGGACTCAACGAGGCGTGATAACCGGGGAGATTTTGCTATTAGCAGCAGCTTGGCACCTGCTTCAGAAAATTTAAATACCCTCTACATGTACAATGTTATTCGCGGACAACTCCAGAATATACCCAATCTTAGTAGTGACACTCTGAATGTAGAAATATATTCGGGCAGCACGACTCCTGTCGGTGATCCTCTTACTATAGTTTCGGCGGATGGATCATCGGGCACAAGTGTAACTGCTGGACTACTGGTGGAAAATAATATAACAGCTACGGGCATTTATACAGCGTCTTTCGCTTCGACGAGTAGTTATAGTCCCGTATTTGATGTATGGTCAACTGGTTCGGGAGGGAGTCGTGTAGAGTTCTTTACCAGTTCTTATACACCGAAAGAGGTGGCCACGTCTGAATTATTATATAATCAAAAATATGTAACGTCCATGCCTAATTTGGAAGCGTCGTATGTCAAAGGACAGAAGCCTACTCTAAGGGTTTTTGCGCGCCAAAAGAACTGGAGCCCAAACATATACACCAAAGCCACCTCCAAGATAGTTCCAGAAATTATCGAAAATGCTTATTATCGTGTTTTTAGAATGGTAGATGATCTCGATATTATTCCTTATGGAACCGGGAGTGCTGCCAACAATTATAGCCGCTTATCTTATGATGTGAGCGGAAACTATTTTGAGTTAGATACTAACGAAATAGAGTCAGGCTTTGCATATGGAATTAAGTTTGCATACTATTTACAGGGTACCTATCAAGAGCAGCCTGAAGTGTTCAAAATCAGAATAGAAGAAGATAAATGAGTATAAAAAAACTATTCGACAATAACAAGCAGGCAGCCACTGTTAGCAAATATTTAAGAAGTACCTCGGCGGATACTGTGGGTGCCGGCGTCGAATCCGAAGCCCATCTGACTGAACTTGTTGAGAGGCAGAAATATTTCCTCCCTCCTGTAAATTATTCCGATCCTTCAAACTTTGTACGGTTTGGTTCCGCGGAACAGTACTATAACAACACTTTTACTTATATTTCGAGCTACTATCCTTATGATGGTTCGGGACTTGAAAAAACTAAATTTTACAATGACTTAAACCCTTTAGAAAAATATATGTTGGAAGAGACTTACCCTCGCTCTACGGGCTATATTTCTAACGGCACCACTTATGGAACTATTACCCCTCACGCAAGTGGTTACTATTCATCCACGAGCGAATATATTCAAACCAAGGGCGGACCCCACAAAGATACGCTGTTCGATGAAAGCAAGAACCGTACTTCCAATTTAACCTTCGGTGGGACACATGGAACAACTGTAGAGTTTTTCTATAAGAAGGCAGCAAGCCTGGACGCCGCGTCAGAATCTCCTCGCCAAGTCATCTTTGATTTGTGGAATGGAGCCGGCACAGGCTCCGCAGGTTACGGGCGATTACGCATCGAAATAGCCACCGGCTCTGCCGATCATTTTGAGGTGACGATGTTATCGGGCACCTCGGGATTTTCCAACATCTCTATTCCTACGGGCTCGATATCGATCAATGATGGCGTTTGGCGAAACTACGCTTTCGCCTTTGATACTACTGAGTCCACGCCTACTTTAGATTTTTATATAAACGGCGTATGTACGCATACGGGGCTAACTGGATCTGGGCTTATAAGTGAAGTTACCGGAACGATGATCTCCAATATCGGGGGACTTCGGGTTGCGCCATCGGGCACCACAGGTGTTGCAGAAGGAGCGGGCAAATTTTCGGGATCTTTGGATGAGTTCCGCTTCTGGAAAAAAACCAGAAATGCCGAACAGATTGGACAACATTGGTTTACCCATGTTAACGGGGGGTCCAACAAATATGATGCCAATATTTCTCTTGGCGTCTATTATAAATTTAACGAAGGGATCACAGATGACACCAGTACAGATTCTGTTGTACTGGATTATTCGGGTCGCGTTTCTAACGGACTTTACATAGGATATAATTCATCCAGTCGCAATACTGGGTCCGCTATTGATGATCTCTCTCTTAAATCAGTGCGAGAAATAGCCGACCCTATCATCAGAACTTCTAATCCTCGCTACATTAGTACTAAAGACACCTATGAATTAAGCGGTAGCAACTATGACGCTCAGAATAATGCCCGGATGATCAATCATTTGCCGGCATGGGTGATAGAAGAAGAGGAAGCAGGATCTAACGAGCTTTTAAAAATAACACAGGTCATGTCCACGTATTTTGATACGTTATATAATCAGGCACAGGGACTTAAGAACTCCCGTTCAGTCGATTATCTATCTGGTAGTTTGACGGGTTCTATAAATGAGATGCCATATAATGAGCGGCTTATTGAGAATTTGGGTATCGACGCCCCTGAACTCTTTGCCAATATTGATTCCTTGGGACAATTCTTGGAACGAGATCAACAAATAAACTTTGATAACCGTCTTGAGGACGTTAAAAATGTTATTTATAAGAACATTTACAACAATTTGTCCCAAATTCTCAAATCCAAAGGAAGTGAAAAATCCGTTCGGAATTTTATACGATGTCTGGGGGTGGATGATGAAATAATCTCTCTCAATACTTATACCGATAACGCTGATTATAAACTTCTGGACTCTTATAAAACAACTACGAGCAACAAGAAGTATGCTGATTTTACAGGACTCCTCCAGCAATCCGACGACGAAGCCACTTTGTATCAGTATTATGATGCTACAAATAGCAATTCTGTGGGGTTAATAACTGGGTCGGTCTCCAATAGTCAAGACCAATCCTTATCACTTCAGGCAGAAGTGGTTTTTCCGGATAAGCAAAATTATCTCTATCTTGATTATGAGATGCCAAGTGTGGTTTCTTCTTCTTTGTTCGGCTTTCATACGCCTTTGGATGCCTCTCAAACTTCTACGGATTTGACGTGGACAACAGCCGCTAACGATTATGGACTTCAAGTATATGCGGTAAAATCACCCGGCGAATATGCCGAAGTATATCAGCCTTTAAAAAATGTCAAAGATGCTTATTTTGTAGTAAAAAATAGGGCTGGCGACACCCTGTTGAGTAGCAGTATTTATAATAATGTATATGAAAACAAAAAGTGGAATTTCACTTTATCTTTACGTCCTCAGAAGCACCCTTTTGCGGATAGTGTTTCCGGCTCAAGTGCTGCCACTACGGGCTATTGGTTAGAATTGTATGGGGTAAATTATGAGTCTGGGATCAAACAACAAAGCTTCTCCGTCTCGTCTTCCTATACATACGCGAGCGGATCTACAGTGTTGGCCGGCGCAAAACGGATATATGTGGGCGCACACAGGACCAACTATACGGGCAGTGTTCTCACCGCTACAGACATAAAAGCTTCCAGTATCCGCTATTGGACCGATTACCTCCCAAGCACTACTTTAGACCTTCAGGCAAAAACCTCAGACGCCTTTGGTCGAAACAATCCTTATAAGAACGCTTATTCTTTCCAAACAACTGTTCCCGCGGTTTTTATCCCCAAGATTGCTACCCTGGCTATGAATTGGGATTTAGCAGATGTTTCTCAATCAAATGCCTCAGGGCAATTTACAATCTCCGATTATTCTTCCGGATCTAACACAGGAGATTATCCCTCCTCTTATCAGGGTGACTTAAGTCCTATAAACCTTCGACAACATACTGGTCGAGGGGATTTCTTTTCTGCCAACTATACTCCAGTGCGCAAAGCCTACTTACAGACCGAGAAATTACAACCCCCCGAATATGCAGCCGATGATAACATGGTGCGGGTCTTAAGCACTAACGAAGAGACTTTCGGCATATACGCACGCCCCACCAGCTTCTTTTTTGCTGTGGAACGGAGCATGTATAAAGGAATTTCGGATCGCATTTTAGAAATGTTTGCATCGATTGACGAGTTTAATAACCTCATCGGTGAACCGGTTAACAAATATCGGGCAAATTATAAAAAGATGGAGCACATCAGAGCGTTGTTCTTTCAAAAAGTGCAGAACAATATTCCTGATTTAGAAAAATATGTAGATTATTACAAATGGCTCGACAGTGCTATTGGAACGATGATAGAGCAGCTATTACCAGCTTCAGCACGCTATGCTAAAAATACCCGTAAAATGGTGGAAAGTCATGTTCTTGAAAGACCAAAGGTAAAATATCAAGCCTCTATTACTCGATCCCGCCGTCCCGGACGCAACGATGGTCGCCGTGGTGGACCAGAAGGGTCGATAGGAGGACCAGAGCCGCTACTGGGATTAGAAGGAGATCCACAAGATTCTCAACTACCCAGAGTAATTCCGGGAGGAACCATCCCCGAGTCTATTCCTATAGAAGTTTCCGGGGGAATAGAAAGACCGAGAACCCCTCGCCCTGGAGGAGGAGTTGGAAGAGGGATCACAGGGGGCGGTGCGGGACTCCGACGTGGTATTGTGTCCAATTTGTACACCTCTACCTGGCGCTATAACCATCGCCCGATTAGTAATCTTCAATCTGAACATGCCCCTTACTGGCAACGCCGCGCTGAGCGTTATACTTTACCCCTTTCTTCATCGGGGAACATTCTTTATACGCGCCAAGCATCCAAGAAAGCTTTGTCCCGAGATCTTGCACCAGAGGCTATACGCGCTCTAAGGTCTGATTTTACCCTCAATATAGGTGGGGGTGATAACTTGGCATTGAATAAAAAACTAAGTTTTCAGAACTTCACCTTTGATAGGTTTGAGTCTCTAAGATCTATAAATGATGTTATTATCCCTAATCAGAAGAAAAGGATTCCTTTTCGAGCTACGCTGGATAATGTAAATTATACCGGAGAACAGATCGCCCCATTTAGTGTTTTTCAGTCCACCTTAAACACGGGGTACAATGCGGTATTATCCGCCGGAGGATTAACATCTCAGACAATTACTAATCTTCACCATGATAATGTTATGCCTTCAGCGCGCCAAGGCACTCCTCTCCAGGGTCCGTTTACGGAGCGTTGGGTCGGCGGTCACCAAGCCCGACACGTAAGCCCTATGAAAACGGTGGATCGTAAAGAGGAATTTACTTTATCTGTAACTGCCGGAACGGGATCTTTTAATAGAATTGCGCCCGGCTCTACTCCCTCGGGTTATTATTTACGAGGATCGGCTGCCAAAGCCCCTGTAAATATTACGAATATTTCTACCCAGGTAGCCGGACATGTTGCCAGTGATGGCGTACGTCAGGTAGGAAATTATCTTAAGAAATATCAAGTGGTTCAGACAGCAGATCGTTCTTTAACTAATATGGATTTCATTACCAATACGTCACGGTATGCTTATACACTGCCCACTGCTTTTGTGACACCTCCTTCTCGACGCTCGGCGGGATTAACCGGATCCGCCGACTACCCCGCACCACGTCAGATCGCTGACCGCCGCACAAATGAAACTATTTTTGTAGATAGGTTTTCTGCTCCGGGCGGCAAACAAACTTCTAAACAACAATTTAGGGATGTGAACTCCGACCAGTATGCTCCTAATAATGCGCTCCCATTCAGAAATTTAATAGTAAGACAACCTTATAATAAATTGTTAACAGCCCATGTAAAATGGGGGGGATATAGTTCTCTCACTAACCTGCCGGCCCCGGTTCAGACTCAACGAAATACGCGCCCAAGGGTGGAATTTGGAACCACCGATCCCACTGTTACTTATATTACAGCAAGCGTCTATGACAATGCGTATGTAACTCATCCCGTTCCAGCGGCTGATCGAGCGCAGTGGACATCCTATATTTCTGGTGGCGACAACCTCAATACTTATAACGCTTATGTGGTTCGAGGAGATAGATACCCGGAGAATATCTATTTCGTTACACAGAGTAGTGATGCTTATCCCTCCTCACCTGCCACCTTTGACAATTCTTTAATTGTGGGCTTGGATGGGTCTAAAGAATTTAAATGGGCAAACTATAGAGATTTTGTTCCCTGGAAACAACTCAGGAGTAGTGAAACTGCGGCAGGAAAGTATTACTCGAAGAACAATGTGTATGAAATATTGCCCAACATCTCATTGACTTCGCAAGCTATGTTATCAGCCCCCATTAGTAATTTTTATTCGAGTAATGATGCTACAATAATTGATACCAAGACTCGCACCGAGTATGACCGAAATAATTTTGCGGAACCTTACTATTACTCCCAAAGATATCGCGAAGCCCCAGTTACTTCCCGGTATAAGCCTTTAATTCATCATGTCCGAACTCTTATAGGAACCCCTTCGAAGACGAGCAATCATCGGACAGACGTCAACTTAGAATATTCTTATGGCAACGCCTTGATGGGGTTTGCGAACCGGCAGCTTAACTATGAACTGGCGGGAGATGTTAAATTTGCTTATGGTAAAATAAAGCGACCCTATGAAGTGATACGAGAAAAGTTTGTAGATAATGTAGACCGCGCCGTCACGGGCATTGATTTATTAAAACTCACCAGTTATCAAGAGACTATCCATCCCAAGGAAATTTATACTTATTTGTCCGGATCACGAGCACGCCAGGCATTTGTGAATGATTTTTGGAAAAATGATCAAATGGTGATCTCTACTGATATGAGCGCCTTTACCAATTATTCTCAAGTAACTGGAACAGTGCCGATTTCTACTTATAATCGACAATACCGCCGTCTGGTTTACCCATATAAAACAAGCCAAGATTATTCAGTTATGCTTCAGGACCAGACGCCTGTCAGCTATTTAGACCCTGCCGCCTCTGTTACAGGGTTTGGACAAGGATCGAGGTGGCCCCTCGACTCGTATCTCTACGCCGATTCGCGTGATTCGTTAGTCACGGTATTGACGGGCGGTGTGCCGGTGTTGTTAGCTGATGTTGGAACCATGGCAGCCGGCGAACTTATGATGACACATTATGGTCGGGTTTATGACCAGGCAACCTATAATCCATATAAGACTTCCCCCATTACAGCAATGTATGAGTCGGCAAAAACTATCTCAGCCCAATATGTGTATAATGTCCCCTCGACTTACAATACTTGTTCAACTACACCAGCGGTGTGTGCCACCAGTTATATAGACGCTCTTCGTTGGCAGAACGAGCCAAAAACACTTGGGGACACTTACATAGATATTTCAAATCCCCCCGTCCCACCGGTGGCTGCTACGGGTAGTTTTGTGGTCCAAATCATCGCCGATCGCACATCCCTGAATGGAGAATCGGTCACAGTGGAAGATCTTACGACGTCTATTGAATTTGTGTTTGATGAAACAACTGGAACTACAAGTTACGACGGCGCTACCAATCAATATACTGTCGGATTATCTGGGGCATTCGGGGGGACTGTTGAAGAGATTAGGGATACTCTCCTTATCGCTCTTGGTGATTCAGTAGCCACACCAACCGTGCCGTTAAGTATCAGCGTGGCAGACTCCGGAACGGACACCATTAATGTTACGGCATGGCAGTCAGGGTCTCTGATGAATGCTAAGCTATTATCTTCTACTCGGGTCGATACCGCCGGCATCGTGGCGGCAGGCTTCGGCGGCGGTGCTGACCGAGCAGACACCCTACACAACACAACTCTTGCACTTTCTTCCTCGGATCCCACCAATTTCCCTGCCACTGTCTATAGTTTCTATTTTAATTCGGGCTCGGATTTCTATGATCCTATGAATATCGGTTATCAATCTCTTACAACCACTGCTCAGTTAGCAAGCCGTATTTCTTCTTCGGTAGAAGCGGCGTATACATCTTCAGCCTTGGCCATCCGACCTCATATTGATCCCGGAACTCCATCCCGAGTATATTTTTACCAGACTTCCTTGGACCCCACGGAGTGGAATCGGAGCACCATCACTGGTAGCTGTTTTTATGCTCAATCAGATACCGGCGGAGGATATGCTCAGATGATTTTGGGGGAAAACGGGCCTTCCTTTGTAGACTCAACTTTTAATGGAACATTTTGGGATTATGGTAAGAGTGCTTATGACCTTGAACTAAACGATGTAGCTCACGGCGCGGTCTCGTTTACATTTAATAATTCTGTGGCTTATACTACGGTGGCTAGTTCCCCTGGGTGGACTATCGGGACTCTTGGTGCTGACAGTACCGCGAAAATATGTGAAGCCATCGGTGATGCGGTCACCGCACGTCAAGTGGCAGGAGATGTAAATATTTCGGTAACTTCAGTGGTAGACCCCCGAGTTAGTTTGATAGCTGATGTCTGCGGAACGGGGATGAATGGTAAAGCAATCACCGGCTCCGCAGAAGTCAATGGGTTCATTTATGGTCCAGACTTTGGCGGAGGTACAGCTTCGGTTTCCTCATGTCAGGAATTGGTCGAACCCCGCTCGCCAGGATCAGTATATACTCGACCACCTTGGACGGCTGCCACAGGTCGCAAATATATTCAAGGCCCCGACAAGGGGACAACAGCGGGCGCAGTATTTCCTTTTTATGATAATTATGAGACATATGTAGAGGATATTCGTAGAGTTGGTAAAGCCTATACCATTTTGCCGGAATATCGCATTAGTGAACATATAGCAGAATTCCGGTCTAACGGCTCATTGACCTCTATTGTAAAATCCTCTTTGGAATTGACAGGTGCATCAGAATCAATGTTTGATGGAACCAACACTGATTTTTATGAACGGTATGCCGAAACTGATAAGATGGAATTCTTAGAGAACTTCATGCCCAATGATAAGCAGAATAGGAATTATATATTTAACAAGTATCCCCGTCATTTTGAGATGAAGTCAGATGCATTATTGAAGATTTTGCCCTATAATGGCTTCTACCCAGTTAACCGCACTCTTCAAATAGCTTCCCTCTTTCATGGCGCATATGCCGGGCACATGACTTATGATGGAGCTAATAAAACTGCCACTTCCGCTTGGAGGTCCATGCTGAGACCATTCTTCGCTCCCGGCATTCTTTATAACTCTATCAAGGCCGGCGTGGCTGTGGATTATCCTATTCGCAGAGAAACTCGCAATACTACACAATACTTGAGTAGTTCTAACACGACGCCTTTACACGGCTGTTTATCGGGAACACTTTCCTCTACTGCCTCTGGGAGTATTCCCGGCAACACTCGGCGCAACAATAGTACTTTTGACTGGTCAAATACTGATGTAAATGCTTTCTTTTGGGCTGATCGCCTACCTTTTGAATCTATTATGAATCCCACCGCTGTCATGGAAAGTGGATCCAATTTAGGAACCGTACTTTCAGATATTAACCATACATTATATTTAGATGTGACGGGATCCTTGACTACTACTCCACAAGATAGTTTTTATCGGAAGTCTATATCTAACTTTTTAGCCAATGTTCCCAAATTCTTTCTTACCAAGAAATACAATAGATTGGGGAACGAAGGCTATCTAACCAAGTTTGTCTCTCAATTTGGGTACCCACCGAAAGATTCTCAACAGTCCACTCATCCAGTCCGTACCGTACAAGTTGAAGACAATGCTGCGTATATGATGGAAGTGGGATTATTCAAGACCAGTGAAACTAATCTCTATAGCAATCCTTATGCTTTTGGGATGCCAACTGCAACAGGGTCTTCTGATTGGGAAGACCTTTCAGCGGCATATTTGCCTAACGGCGGCGCATTAGAATGGCCACAGCATCGCGGGGAATTTGCTCCCTATACGCCGCCTTATTATTATGGACCGTCTTTAGTTCGAATTTTGTTTATGCCCCAAGGAGATAAGACAGAATACACTCTGGATGAAATTTTAGATAACCGCCGCGGCGAGTTGTTTATTCAATATCTTAATGAAAGTGGCAGTTATTATGATATGACATCTGGCTCCTATATTGATCGGGACGGCAATACCGTCACATCAGTAGCTACCCCCACTTATGGCTGGAACCGTGCATGGCAAAATCGTATGGACCTTGATGCTTCTATATCTTTGTATAATAAATTTCCCATCGATGGCGGGACCTATACTCCACTGGATCCCAATAAATGGACAATTATGCCTAAGTGGGAATGCCCCATCTTAGACTTTCCCCAAACAGGATCAGGAAATTACAATTTTTCTTCGTCTGTAACCCCTTCACAATACCTCTCGGAGACCCAGGGAATGTGGCACCAATATGGTGTAATGCCTGACGATAATCAAGGTGTTTATTTGTATATAAAAGATATTCCGACAGGAGAGCAGGAAGAATACGATTATATAGCCCAAAGTTATGTCGATTATATGGGCGGCGGCAACACAGGATATTACTCTGTTTATGTCAAGAAAGTACCCAAAGTGGTAGTTGATTCAGGACGAGAAGTTCAATCTTTAGCAGATTTGTGTGGGTTTGACCCGGATGAAATTATTCGCAGCGGCATGGATCTTACCAAAGCTAAGCGGTTGGGAGAACTGGGAGAAGATAAAGAAAAGACTCTTTCGGAAGCAATATTAGCTCTTCCGTTCTATCTCGATGAAAAAAATGAAGCCCACCTTATCCCCCTAAGGGCTTCGGCTGACAAGTTGGGTCCCCAAATTAAAGCCTTTCGCAAGCAGTTTACTCGATTTTCGTTGCCTCCCACTTTAGCCTCCAAACTTCTTGGACTCATTCCGCAAGGATATCCCCATATTTCAGATACGATTAATCCTTTTGGTGGCGATAATTATGATGAAATTTTAGAGGGTGAGAAAATAATCACTACGCCGGCAGTCTATCTTTTGGAACACAAAGTAACGCTATCACGACAAGACCTTGCCGACATGTGGCAAGGAATTATGCCCCACTTAGGACATAATTTCACCACCAGCTATGCAGCTATAGACCATTATTTGCCGGGAGATAATGTAGAAGAAGACATGACTCAATTTCCCGAAGTATTGAAGAAACAAATTGAATTGGGAGTCGAAAGAACGGGACACCCACGATATGATATCATAGACATTTCTCGAATGCCTGATAAACGAGGACTGTTCCCTGACATTAAATGGATTGTCTTCAAGGTTAAAGAAAGAGGTTTGGTGGATTATTCCCAAATGGTCATGGAGGAAGTTGACGGACCCGAAGCCCTTACTTATGACAATGTGAGAGGTTATTTTTCCAGCCAAGGTCTTTCCGCAGCCCAAATGGATAAATTGATGGGTACCCGAGACCAGTATTCTAAAGATATTTATAAAGTTAAGCACTCGCTTGGGGATGGTTCTTATAATTGGCCTTACGATTATTTCTCGCTCATCGAATTAGGGAAACTGGATACTAAGGTGGTTTTCCGACCGGAGTTACATAAAGAATACCAAGAAGCACAAAATTCTGGACAAGTACGACTAAGTGTACAAAATCCAGACGACGCTTCGTCTCCCCCTTCCCCCGCTATCTTTTCGGCAATCTCAAAAATCAATGATGAATAATAACAGTGTTGAGATATTTAAGTTATGACAACGTTTTTTAATCAAAAAGAAGAAGTATTAAATATTGAGCTAACGCCCTATGGTAAACAAAAGTTTGCTGCCGGGCATTTTAAGCCTCAATATTATGCCTTTTATGATACGGATATTCTCTATGACGGAGAATATGGAAACATTTCAGAATCTCAAAATGAGATTGTTACTCGCATCAAAAACGAAACACCACGGGTAAAGCCTCTAACAAGATTTACGGGAAGTTCCCAAGGGGTCGTATCCCTCCAGACGGCTGATTTAATTAATCAACATTTCCAACTAGCGGAATTTAATGCCCCCTATCAGCGTTATTTGGGGAGTAGTAGCCCTTGGAGTGATTATTATCCTGCTTGGAATTTAACGCTCATGGAGGGAAGTCCTACCGAATTAAATCCTGGGGTTACTTACCAGTTTAACAATACAATACCGATGATGAGTGCCTCCAACGATACTGTCTATTATCGCAGTGGCACCATGGGGCAAGATCCGCCTTTTCCCATCACTAACCACAAGGTTGAAACGCTAAATTTGGATGTGCAAGAACTAAACACCCTTTTTAAGTTGAATGGAAATTTTGATATAGAAGTTTTCGAACAAAGTGAAGACAACACTATGCGCAGACTTTATTTTATCAACCAAAATCTTCAAGATAACGGAACTGTCTCCCTGCGCCAGCAAACTAACCCTCGTCAACTCGCACAAACTATTGAGGGCAACGAGGAACAAATTGCAGCAGCGTTCCCGGTATTGGATGAAAATTATGTAGAATTTTATTTAAAAATATTAGTAGACACTGAGATTGAGGGAATATCAATGCCTTCACAATCTACCCTTTACCGTGGTGAGCGCGACCAGGCCACGGGCGACCTGTGTGATGCTCTTGATGAGGGGTATATTGTGCCTTCGGACGTTTAATCGGATTTATTATGCTGTTAGATATTATTAAAAACATTCGCTTTGAATCAATCACATCCGAAGTGATACCAACTGTGGGGCAGCCTAATTTCTCTCTTACGATAAATTGGAGTGCATATAAGCAACATGTCCCACACGAATCTTCTGATACGTTGCTTCAAGGGGTTAGATTAAGATGTTTTGTGGCCACCACACCCCAGTCCGCAGCCGCGTTAGACTTTATTACTCAAAGATTTAATGAGTACTTGGTGGCGGAACAGAGCGAAGGGAGTAGTATTGAGGTTTCTCATGAGATGTTTACTAATTTCGTAAGAAATAGTTTGTCTCCCCAAGATCAACAATATCTTTCCTCCACTAATCCAGTCTCTCCCTACAGTGTATCCGCCCCGGTGGTCACGGAATTATTCCGCAACCCCCATCCCCCTATGGGACAAGGGGAAAGAATCTCTGACGGTGTGGTCATGTATGATGAGCCGCTGGTCAATTTGGCCGCGAAAGACGCCGATGGGGGTATTTTGGAGTTGGCTTCGGAAGGTGAAGTGGCTGTACCACTGGCTCAGCCAACTCCTCCGACTTCCGCCCGAAGTATATTAGAAACAATCCCTCCAGAGATGAGGGAGGCACTTAACGGCGCACTCATAAACAAAATACTCAGGCGCTCTTCCACCACCAACAAAACGGATAAAGTTTTTTTGACTCCCATAACCCTTCCATTTGTGGGAAAAAGTATAGAAGTAATTTCTCAGCTTAGTCTGTATGTTTATGCTTATGTTCCTTCTAGTAGGAGAGGACAGTCCAATACCGCCCTTGGAGTACCTATTACTCCTATTACAGCCATCAACCTTAAAGGGGTTCAGAATTTGTGGATGCCGGCTACGGCTGACAGGCTCTTGGTACGAAAGCGCGCCGCTACTCCAGGTGTTATGTATGCGCCCCAGGATGGGCTGTTGCACATCTTGGATAACCAAGCTGCTACTAAGGTTAGGGAGAAAATTACTATGGGATGGAATAGTTTTTTTAGCCAGCCTCAGGATATCATTACTCAGGAAAATTCTCATTTGATGGGGTTGTTTCAGCCGGATGCTCCCTATTCGAAATTGTGGGCAACGGTTGATCACAACAAATCGGTTCGTTTTAGCTTTGCTATCGATCAGGCAGAATTTTTAAAATCTAAAAGTGTGCTCCCCTACTTTTATTCAAATAGTTCTATGGTAAGAAAGTTGCTGACTTCTTCTACATTAAATACTGATCAGCCTATAATGCCTTCAGCTATTCGATCGATTAAAGTAAAGAGGCACTTATGTGATCGAACTGCTACGATGCCAGGTAACGATGTAAGCACCAGTGCTCACCTCTCTCCTTTGGTGCCTGATGACACATATAGGGCAGAGTATGTTTCTAACCCCAAAGAGGTGGAAGGAATTATCGGCTTCAGTTCTCAACCTAAAATTAAATTTTTTGAGGGAATGGATAAGTCGGTCGCGACCAAGACTCAGAACTCGATTTTTTACAGTGTGGATATCGAAGCATATGATGCTGCTCCCGCATATCTTCGCCAAATAGTTAAGAAACTTTTCTCCTTCCAATCCTCTTTTAACCGCCTTTATTCTCATCTGGTAGACATTCATGATCGCTCAGCCGCGGCAGACATGGTTCTTGTTTCGCTCCAAAACTATACGCTCCGTTTGGGTAATACCGACGAAAGGTATGATTCTTTTATCATTAGAATGTTAGAAGAATATGTAACAATTCTAAACGATACTCTACCGGGCGACCCCATAAATATAACACCCTACCTTGAGTCTATTCGTTCACTGGCTGAGAATATACCTCTAAAATGGTTGTCAGATATTCAGAATATGTTAAATTTGGGAGTCAATCTTTACTTTAACAAATTGAAGAGTATATTTCCTCAGGATCCGTTGGGAGACATTCCTAATAATAAATTAATGGCACTCGAATCGGTAGGTTTAAAACAAACACTTTATCCCATCGTCCGCGGGGAACATAAGTTTTCTGAAATCATCACTCCTGCTTCTCAGGTTAGCTACGGTCAAGATTTTATTTTTTCTCCCGACCAACAAACAAGAGGGCAAAAACACCGGACAGGACTCATGAGATTAGAGATATCAGAAATGTTCGATCGGTTCTCCTTAGAATTTAGTAAATATTTTCAGCCTGCTGGTACGGATGAGACGATACCTTTAGATCCTAATCCAATAGTGCCTGATCTTACCAATTCTATTCCCACAAGCATGTCTTATTTGAGTCCTCGAACTATTACAATGCCCTCTAAAAAGCCCCTGGATCAGACCTCTGTATTTCAAAAACGCGGCGCGTCCTATATTTATTATGATTTAAATAGGTACGGAGACCTTTTTGTTGAACTGGTTCGAACAAAGTCCGCCATCTCTCAACTGTATTATGGGACGCCTGTAATCACCAACGCTACCACTACATCAGAAGAGGATTGTGGTGATATTACCACTGGCGACGAGGAGAATTTATACTCTTCTCTGGTGGCCGACTTAGGACAAACTCATGCAATTTTGTTGGATGGGACCCTGACGCCCCAATATTCGGGACCTCGCATAGTCTCGGGAGAATATGAACCAACCGAAGGATTGACATCCACGGTTCCGTATCTCCCCGGTCCTTTAGCCGTTCCATCTATTATTGGGGGGCTCGGAGCAACTTCTAAATCTACTGAGACTTATATTTCGTCTGTGGATACAACCTTTGTCAATGTTGCCCAAGATCAGGAAGATGCAGACAAGGGACAGTCCGAAAAAGAAGAATTCCAGCGCCCTATCAAATTCCCCTTTGCTATTTTCGGAGAAATGTCAATAGACCGTAGAATCAACTTAGATGTGTCTTATCAAGATGAAGATTTTAATTCTATGCGTGGGTTGGTGAACGCATTTGGAATTAATAATGTTAATGTCCGAGAAATGATCGAAGGTCCATTTGGCGCTCTCCCATTTCAACTGAAAAGTATGTTGGTGGTTGCAGCGTCAAGTGAAGGCGCGCTTTTATTCCCCGCCTCGCCGCGCGGACCTTTTAATGCCACACGTCCAGTATTATATGATCATAACCCGTCCACAGATAAAAACCAGATGGTTAGTTTTTGGGAGTCTGGGCTCGACCAACCAGACTATGGAACAACTTTGGATCCCATGAAAATGTATTCTAAATTCCTGGCATTTTGGCTCAATTATAAACAACTGGGAACCATCGAGTGTTTAAATCAATTTGCCACCACATCCAAAAGTGAAGACCCAAACGTAGTTTTAGATCAGTGGATTCCCTTTTCGGCGGCGGTGGTGGAAGACCTGGGCCCCAATGAAAAAATGTTGTGCCGTGTCCGACCGTTGACTAAATCTACTTATAAGGAGCTATTACCATCTGGAGAAAGTTGCGAGACATATATTAAGACGAGTTATGGCGAAACTGCCGACGTTTTAGCTTTACCTATTTATAATCAATATTTTGTCATTGAGAAATCTATTCCTCAGACCGAAGACGCTCCCCTGGGACAAGAGACAACTTCTCAGGACGAAGAATCAAGCACCGCAGGTGTATTGTATTCTGGTACCCAGACTACGTATTAAAAAGGGATATAAAGAAATTTATGAGTAATACTCCAAAAAGTACTATCTGGGTATATGCACTGGCTCCAACTACTCAAGTGGACCCACTTCTCTCTTATTATCAGAATAAGATTAATGGACCAGTACGATCTCCGGCTTATTATTATGAGCCAGGCTCTAATGATGGTCGCCTCGCCTTAATTGAGTCTTATCGAACCGAGGATAATACTCAGCAACATGAGCGGGTTCGTTGGTCCTTGGGAGGATACAGGCTCAGTGGTCTAAGTCCAACATCTATCGCCGAGGGTGTTGAACAAGGGGTGATTCGAGAGTGGGGGACCTCCCTTAAATATGCCCCAGGATCTCCGGAGACATTAGCAGCAGGAGTTTCTCCGAATCCTTTCATTTATCAACACTCCCTTCCCCGTCGCCCCCGCGATGGACAATGGCATAGCTTTTCACGGGATCTATATGCGGCTACTATTCGAGGATGCATTTTTCTTCTTGGTTCTCCTTATATTTACGAGTTCCTTGATGGGATCCCTTTGGCATCTTCTCATGATTCTCATATTCGGGCGGTTAATAAATTCCTTTACCCCATTGCTGATAGACGGACAGGCTTGTTAACCGTTAATGCGGATCAATATACTGATGATAATTTATCAAACGATGCTGATCGCACACTTGGAAATGTGTCACAGGATGCACATGAATGGGCGAGGGAGCTTGGTGATAACGCGTCTCTGGGAGATCTGGTTCGCTTGCTTGTCGGACTCCGCGATGGACAAGTAGAAGCCCCAGTAGCAGGAATTTGGACCGGAAACTCCGGCGGACAATGGAACTGGATTATACATCACCCTCCTTATGGCACTAGCGACTGGGGCGCTCATAATATTTTGGTCCTGGGGGATGCTGTCTTGCGGGCGATTGAGGAGGTACGAGAGTCGTTTGTAGATATTTATGATGCTCTGGCCTACGCCGACACATCCAACTATCGCAACTTGTTAGATCCTGCAATCTATTCTAAACACAGGGAATTTAGATTTGTACAGGAAGTTCCTTTTGTACGAAATTATTATACCTATGACTATCTCGATAAAAATGTAAGCACAGATAATGGCGGCGCTATTACCGACCCTGATTATTTATTTTATCACGAAAACTATGAAGAAGGTATTTCGGGCTCTAATGTTCCAGAAGGAGTCCTTCCTAATCGCTACATTTACAAGATATGCAACCAGGCGACCGGACTTAACGGGGGAGTTCCGGCTAAATGGGATCCCCCTCCTGCGGACGCTCCACCGGAGGACAAAGCAGATAAGGGTCGAGCTTATTTGGATAATCACTATAAACCTCTTTTGACTATGCAAAATTCCTTTAGATTGGATGACGCCGACGAATCTCTGCGCACCTACTTAAATGCTTTTACTACGTGGATTCCCGCCCTCAGTTCCTCAGTCCCGAATGAACCCGTTAATCGACAAGAGCAAATAGAATCCCAACAGGGGGTTTTACTAATTCCGGCGGCTGATGTGGATTTATTGACAGACAGAGTTAAATTTTTCCCTATGACTAACACAGTGAACTTTCAAATGGAGAGTCCTGGGCCGGCAACTCTTGCTATGAATAACATAGAGGTTCAGGATAGTCCGCCCCCTCATCAAATAAGTTCTCTGATTTTAGACGCTTTACGTGTAGCTTTCCCTCATCGTGACCCCGCTCCGGAATCTACATTAATAACCAATAATCCTCTCTACATTGAGGCACTTAAATCGCGCTTCTGGTCTCCCACAAAAGCCACTTATGTGGGCAGCAATATGCAGATGTCTAAATATGACACCTTGTCTCTGAGGAGGACTGATATAACCAGAATTTTAAACCATGGAGTACTTGATGACGATGAGTTTGTGATGAATCCCTTGGTGTTGACCGAGCGTGGGTTAGATGTTTTAACAGGAATGACGCCAAGTACATCCCAAAAGCTCGCCCTTGGGACTGTTTTTAGGGGCGATATGAGCCGAATTGCAAAGGAAGAGTTTTTAAATTATACGGACTATCTCACTAATAATGCTCACGGACCCAAGACTCCATCGGAAGCCCTTGCTTATAAAATAGTCAAAAAGAACCATGACGACGAGGTGGTACAAGAAATTTATGTTGCTAATGGACTGCGTGAGAATCAAGGCAACGACGAGAGTCGCAATAGAATGTTCGCATATATTGACTCTCAAGTAAAATACAATACGTCTTACGTTTACGAACTCTACGAATATCGGGTCGTATACAGTACCGAATATAAATCAATTGTTTTACCAGCACCACGGAATCGTATTTTTAGATTACCGCCTTGGATGACCGTCGCCCTTGGGAATGGGACCGAGGATTCATATGCCCTGAGTGGGTTTCCACATATCACCATCCCAGAGTCCCGAGCCCTTGGGTTACAAGATCCTATCGCCTTTGACTCTTATTCTGTATCGTCCCCGGTTATCCAACTTTATGAGGTGCCGATTTATCAGAGTTCAGTCTATAAAGACAAGATCAGGAAACGGAGAAGAAGCCCGTTTAGTTCCCGCGCTGCCTCTTATAAGCCCAACGGGCGTTATTATACTCCGACCAAGATTTTAGATTATCCACCACCACCACCAGATCTGGCGATATACCCTCTTAAGGGGAATTACCGCCAAGTGAAGGTTGGTGTAGATCTCTCCGTTGGTGAGTTCATGAAAGAGAGGTCTCTTAAAACAATAGGTATAGATCCCGACGATCACAGGCGTCAGTGGATATACCAAAGGGAATTGGAATATTTTTCTCTTCCTGTTGGCTTCCTCCAATTTAAGAATGAATCCTTAGCGGAGAT